CTGAGCTGCCCGAGCCCGAGGGTCTAGTTGTAACAGAGCCTATGCTGATCTCAGGTGCAGGGCCTGCGACATAGCCAGCTACCTGTTCACGCCCATCCGACCAGCGATATATGAGATTGCCCGTGGCTGTGTCTACTCTAAGACTTTCTATTTGCTGAGCTGCGGCCGAAGTTTGTACCACTTCTGTAGTGATCAGCTGTGCCCTAGGCGTTTGAGCAGTTTCATCGCTGACCAAGCCTGAGGTAGTCAAAGCCCAGGTTAGGCTAAGATTTTCAGCTGTGACAATGTTGTCTGTGGTTAATAGTTCAAGGGGAAACTGAGTGCCCAGAACTGATCTGCCCTTGCGAATGTTCTGTTGATAATGATCAAACCAAGCACGTGACCAATCAATTCTATTCTTATACTCTTCACGGTCTATGGTGATGCTGACAATGGTCTGTCCTAGCAGATCCGAGCTAGGCGGGTTAGCTGTGCGTATTTCCTTACTGGTAAATTTAAGCGCAACTTCTCGAATGGCTCTAGCATTGGCCCTAGTGGGTGTAACTCCTGAGCGTATCAAGGAGTCTGTGAGCACACGATGTTGATTTTTGGTAAGAGCCATACTAGTATTTAATTAAACCCAGCTGCGACTATGACTTCTAGATAATTCTGGGTATTTGATTTCAAAGAACACACGATTACGATCAGGCACAAAAAAGTCTATGTCGCCCCCAGGTTGTATACTGAGAAAGCCACCCCACGCTTGTACATCACGCCAAATCTGTTCAGGATCTAACCCATGTCGAAAGTGATGATATCTATAACAATGATCTGTGATCTGAATCGCCATCCTGTACTTATCCAAAATGGCCGAGCATAATTCTATAAGCCGCGAAGCGGCAGCGGTAGCGCCATAAATATCAAATGAGGAAATTGCTGTTAATTTTAACTCTAGGCCTAGAGGCATGCTCACAGCTTTGCCCACAGGGCCTTACAGAAGATCCACATAGAGTGTGTGTGCAGATAAGGATACAGGTATGAAACAACAGGTTTGGTATCTGGTGCATAAAGACACCCAAAGACGCTTAAAGTACTACAGGTCTCTTGCGGGTGCTCGTATAGCACAAAGAGCACGTAATCATAGACTGGGCTTTATTGAGCGTGTAGAGCGTGTAGAGATATGGGATAACTGGGAAGTGGAAAGGTGCAAAAATAAAGCGGGTCTTATCTTAGAAGCAACTTGGTGTATAGTAGAAGACACCGTGGACATTGAGGATTTATATGCAGAAGAATGATACGAAACTACAAGCATTACTAGCAAGTATAGTCTTAGTCTTGGTCTACTGGCTGTTTTGGATCATAACACATTAAATACTTGTATAACAACAAACAACTACGCAGGAGCGTGTATATGCGTAATCCAGAAGAAATTTCTAAATGGGTAAGAACAGAACTGGCTAGAGTAAATCCCTATACAGATAAACTTAGAGCACATCTTTGGGCAGTGGGTTTTCTAAGTTCAATTATAGCTAGTCTAATATGGGCAGACTCTAAGAACTTGACGAGTTTTAGACTGGCTGTGGCTGCTAAACTCAAAGAACAAGATAGACTATGACCTATAATGGCCCCGCTGTAGAATCAACGTGTACATATATGTAGTATAGGCCTAAAGGCCGAGGGAACTATATATACATTCTTACTGAAGGATAAGAATCAAAGATTCTTACTGAGCTGTAGACGTTGATTTTACTGGGGTTTTGCAGCTGGGTCAGTAAGTAGCAAAAAGTGTGATTTACTGAGCCTAGACTCGCGTACAGGCCCCGCTGCGTAGGGTGTGCGCAAGGAAAAAGTGCAGAAAAGTGTGATAAAGTGTGAAATTGTGTGGTATTTGAACTATGCCTCATAACCAATTCACCACGGTAGAGTCTACACTAAAAGATTCTAGCCTAGACTCTGCTCAAACGATTCAGAATCCACCATTTCTCAGGGAGAATCCACCGTGAATCCACCGTGAACTAGTGCTCTTAAACCAGTCTACGGTAGGCGCAAAGTGGCCCCGCTGCTGTAGATTGTGGTTGACATACTCACGTAATGACTATATAATATCGCATATGACACAAAGAGAAGTATTTGAATATAACAATGAAGAAGAAGCCGAAATGGCTCAGATTCATAGTCTACACATTAATCAGAACGCTATAGATTCTGTACAAGCAGAGTTGGCTCGTCAAAGATCACAGCCTAGTCTAGAGGAATGTGAAGACTGCGGTGAAGCTATTCCACAGGCTAGACAGCAAATGGTCCCAGGTTGTACACGCTGCGTATACTGCCAAGGCTTATTTGAGCGTCGTAGAGCTGGATACTAATAGGCCCCGCTGCTATACACACGTACATGTATGCAAAAGAAAAGACTATTATCTAAAAGCAGAGACTCTATGACCCTACCTGATGAACGTTATCGCGCTGTAGAGCAAACACAGCGTTTTCTAGAATCACTATTAGATTCTGCACAAACTCCCAGAGTACCCAAAAAGATCCGAGATTCAGCAAGAAGTCTGCTGCGCCACTATCCCTCACGTTGGGATCTAGATCGTGCAGCAGCAGCTAGTCCTGATGTTTTTATACGTAGACTTGATCCCTTGTACAAGATGGTCAAGACTCATGACATGCAGCAGCGTATGGCCGAGGATGTGGAAGAAGATCTACGTGAAGCTAAGAATAGAGGTGAACTATGACTAGGATAAAGATTGTTCAACCGGTGGAAGCGGACGGGGAAGTGGCTATGACTCCAGAAGAACTAGCACTAGCACAGGCTCGTCAACGTGCTGCGCTGGTGCCTAAATACGGGGAACCTGGCTGGAATCCTGATGCTCGCGACCCCGACACTGACACCTTACCCAATCAATAATTAATTCACGCATTAGCTCAGTTGGATAGAGCAACAGCCTTCTAAGCTGTGGGTCAGGGGTTCGAATCCCTTATGCGTGGCCAGTTAGGGCCTCTAGCTCATGTTGGTTAGAGCAGCGGACTCATAATCCGTTGGTGCCGTGTTCGACTCACGGGGGGCCCACCACTTGAGAAACCCTATAGTCAACTCAGCTATAGGGTTTTTTCTTGTCCAAACGGCTGTGATCGTGTACAATATGCATTTAAACAAGGACAGCAATGACAGCACTACAGCAAAAGTTCTACGCTGCGTTAGCCTCGCTACAGCAGCACACAAATTTAGATGACGAAGAACAGCAAGACGCAATTGCTGCACTCGCGCAGCTAATCGAGGATCACGTCAAATAACCCTAGGCCCTCTAGGGTCTTAGACAAAATTGGTTGACATTTTGGCGCAGAGATCGTACAATATACATATGTTGAAGGAGCGGCGAATGCGAGCAAAGAGATCAGATCGTAATCACATCATCTATGAACTACGTGTTAACGGTGAGAACTACATTGGTGTCACAGCCAAGACTGAATCAACTATTAATAAGAGTGTTCGCGCTCGTGCTGCCAAGCACTTCTATCGTGCCAAAACAGAAACTAAGAATTGGCTGCTTTGCTCAGCTCTACGCAAGCTCAACAGCAAAGAAGAAATTGAAATCATTGTTCACGAGATTGTTCGTGGCAAAGCCCTGGCCCATAAGCGCGAAGTAGAAATCCGCAGACTGGTAGGCCCTACACTAAACACAGACACACGAGGAGACTAACATGGACTTGACCGTAGAAATGTATCGTATAGATCGTCGCTGCAAAGCGGGCCGAGTACTAGTAATGAAGCAGGACTACACAGACGTGAGCTGGGCCCAAATGGAGCGCATGTACCCACGTCGTCCACGCTACATCGTAGAGTTTCACGAGACTTGGGTTACAAAGACTAACCTTATGACGGGCTTGCCCTATCAGGAACGTTACGATACCCCACATTGCTGTTCAGCAGCCAGCGAGACCTACTGGAGCATGTAGGGGTTGACAACTAGGAATTTTGGCAGTATAATACAGGCTTACAACGTTAAGGAGCGACCTATGACTAACCCAATCCCTTCTAGCAACATTTGGCACACACCCGCAGATCTCAACGAGCTGCAGGATATGATCAATCAGTTCACAGGCCAGGAAGCTGCGCTGGCTGCACACGTGATGATGTTGACCCTGAACACCTGCCACAAATTAGTCGATGAAGCTATCAAGGAGGCCGCATGAGGTACTGGGACGAACTGCTGCGCGAGCAGCGTAATGGTCTAACCGTGATCGTGGACAAGACCTGGGAAGACTGCTCTATTCGCGATCTCTTTGATGAAAGCTGCTGTGATGTAGAGGACCTGGAACGTAAGGTTAACAGGGGCGATTTGGATTGGTTTATGCTCAGAGCTCGCGTCATGTACAATGATCTGGAACTGGGCTCAGAGATCTGTGGAGGGTTCCTCTACGAAGATGCTCGCGATGTGCTGCGTGATGGTATGGCTGACGAGATGATCTGGCAAGCAGAGGAAGAAGCCAAACGACAATTACCCGGCCTTATTGAAGGGTTATTGCGTGTAGAGGTTGACAAATTGGCTGCGTGAGCATACAATAGAGACTTAGCAACAAAGGAGCGCGATATGCAGACACTTTTTAGCACAGCAGGCGACGGCTTGTGGAGCAACGTAGCAAAGCCTGTACACATTGTAGACATGCAACTTGCCTACATTAACGACGAGAGAGATTTTGGCGAGCTGCGTGTTTACTTTAACACTAAGTTTTGGGACGTTAACAAAGACGGTCTCATTTACACAGACAGCAACTTTATTGAAGAACTGCGCAATTTTTTAATTGCACAAGAACTAACTGACGACTGCGACTACAGCGAGCAAGGCATGCAGGGAGACAACTACGTTAGCTTAGACGTGGGAGAGGGCTTTATTGCTGCGTGGGATGCAAAGTTTAACTTGTTTGCATAAGCACAAAACGGGGGTTGACAACAGCCCCCGTTTATAGTACAATAGACACACATTAACACAAAGGAGCGTGAAATGGCTACTCGAAGCACTATTGCAATGGAGCAACCCGACGGTCGCGTAATGCAGATCTACTGCCACTGGGACGGTTACCTTGATCACAACGGAGAGATCCTTCAGGAGCACTATCGTGATCGCGCTAAGGTTTTGGCACTCATGTATCTGGGCGATATCAGCTCCTTAGCTCCTAGCATCGGAGAACCGCACGATTGGGACAACTGCCCTGAGGGTGTCTGCAACGCCTACGGACGCGATCGTGGCGAATCGGGCTGTGAAGCTCGTGTGTTCAAGGACTTTGAGGACTACAAGGCCAACCACCAGTACGAAGAATACGAGTATATCTTCCGTTCGGACGATCAGTGGTATGTTTCCGAATACAGCCGAGCCTACCGCGCACTTGAGCAGGTGCTGGCAGAAGCAGAAACCCTAGAGGATTAAGGGTTATTACTGAATGGGGTTGACAACAGCCTCATTTGGTAATATAATAGAGGTATGTTCAACAAATGCATAGGAGCGAAAATGCCAGCAGTAATTGAGATTCGTGAGGGTTCGTATAAGATCCGTGGCTCAGATGTGAGCATGGCCGGTAACCGTTTCGAACTAGTAGAGCAATACAAAGAAGGTGCTCAGGGTGGTTATGTAACCGTAGAAGGTGGCTCTGTACAGCCTGCTAACCCTGGCATTCCAGATCGTAAGATCCGTATTCGTTGCAGTTCAGCACAAAGTTACATGATTGTCGCCGGTGAAGTGCCAGCAATGCCCGCAGGTGATAAAAGTTTGGAGCAGATTAAAATTTCAGATAATGCCGTAGCACACGAAACGGACGAGCAGATCATCGAACGTCTTCGTAACCGTTTTGACGTGCTCAAAGATATGACCAAAGCAGTCAAAGAAGGTACCGTGCGAGCTATGATCGTCACAGGCCCTCCAGGCGTGGGCAAGAGCTTTGGTGTAGAAGAAGTACTAAGCAAGGACGATCTCTTTGATATGATGGGTCAGCGCAAGCCCAAATATGAGATTGTCAAAGGCGCAATGTCAGCAGTGGGTCTGTACAGCAAGCTCTATCACTACAGCGAAAAAGGCAATGTTATCGTGTTTGATGACTGCGACTCTGTGCTGTTGGATGACCTTAGCCTTAATATTTTGAAGGCTGCTCTGGACTCTAGCAAGAAGCGTACTATCTCTTGGAACACTGACAGCCGTGTTCTGCGTTCAGAAGGAGTGCCAGATCGCTTTGAATTTAAAGCAGGCGCTATCTTTATCACTAACATCAAGTTTGAGAATGTGCGTTCTAAGAAACTGCAGGATCACCTTGCCGCTCTTGAAAGCCGTTGCCACTACATTGATCTTCAAATGGACACAGATCGCGAAAAGGTCTTGCGCATTAAGCAGATCACCCAAGATGGCATGTTGGACAGCTACGAGTTTGAAGACTGCGTTAAGGATGAGATCATTGATTACATTCTTGAAAAACGAGCACAAATGCGTGAGCTGAGCCTGCGTACGGTACTCAAGGTAGCAGACCTGCGCAAGAGCTTTCCTACAAATTGGAAGAGCATGGCAGAAGTTACCGTTATGAAGCGAGGTGCCTAATGGAAGGCCCGTCTAAGACCTGTACTTGGATTGGGCCCGAGCAGGACCCTTTGAAGCACTGGCCCATTCATTACTGCGGGTGTCCTAGTGTTCAAGGGTCTAGCTACTGCGCTGATCACTACTGGAAGGTCTATGCTCGAGGCACTTCAGTTAACGGCCGTCGACGTGAACGTGCCATAGAGCAAGAGATTCAACAACTTAAACAAGCACAAGAGCTTGAGGAGTATGAAAATGAAAACTAACATCTTTACAATTGCCCTGCTGGCGCTTGTAATCGTATTCTTTTTTGCCGTAGGTCCTATCCTGGTAATTTGGAGTATGAATACACTATTCCCCGTGTTGGCCATTCCGTATACGTTTTGGACATGGTTAAGCGTGGTCTTGCTCGGCGCATTCTTTCGAGCAAATGTTTCCATTAAACGGAAAGATTGAGGTTGCTATTTTACAACAAGAATGCTACTATATTGACACGCTGTGGAACACAGCCATATAACATAAAGGAAAACACAGACATGAAACGTATCTCTAAAGACTCAAAGACTTTTAAGATTTTTACTGCACTACAAAATGGTGACAAACTAACTGCAAGCCAAGCTGAGAAGCGTTTTGGCGTAAAGAACCTGGCTGCTGAAGCAAGCCGTCTCCGCCAAGCTGGTTATGCTGTTTATGCTAACTCTCGCAAGGCAGGTAATGGTGTTACCGTTACTGAGTATGAACTAGGCCGTCCTTCACGCGAGATCGTTGCTCTAGGCTACTTAGCTCGTAACATGGGCATGACATTGGCTTAATAGGTCGCTCCACAAAACCAAGCCGATTCGCTCCCGGGGCGGTTTTGGAATAGGGTCCTAAGGGCCCTATTTTTTTGGCCGTTTGTTGCAAAAAAGCCACAGGCCGGCACTCTCCAAAATGGTTGACAGAACTGCTGTTTGATGGTATAATAGAGTTATTGTTAAGGAGCGATGATGAGCACATTTACAGCAGATCAAGTTTGGGGCCTAGCTGTTAGGGCTGATACACAGAATGGCGGCTACTGCAAAGAGCCTGTATTCGCTGCTACCGCTACACACGGGATCGATTACAATAACGTGATCAAACAAGCCAACAAGGTTCTGGTCAAGAACTGGCTCAGAGAGAATGCTCAGCCTACAGCAGAAGAGATCACTCTTGGCCAAGAGTATCGTAACTATTTCAAAACATTCACCCTCAAAGCACTCACTGGCAAGATCAATGACTTTGAGACCACAGCTATGAAGATTGCAGCCAAAGACGAGTTCACTGGCCGTGATATGTTGGACTTTGCTGTTGTCAGCTGTTTACCCAGCGTAGCTCGTCGTGATAAGGCCCAAACAGAGCTCAAGCGAGAGATCTATCAAAGCGAGCAACTCTCCGGCGCTGTAGGTGATGAGATCGTAGGGGAGATCGAAGTGATCCGCACACGATTCAACCCTGAATACAACAAGTATCGCATCACTGCTCGTATGGGTGAGAGCTTTATTGATTTTTGGTACAAGGATGATGTCAAAGGCACTATCCGTATCAAGGGCAAGATCAAGAATGTTCGTGGCGATAAAACAACACAGCTCAACTATGTTAAAAAAGTTGGTTGACAACTGCACCAAGAGGTGCTACAATAATGATACTGGGAAAGTAATTGTTTTAACTCTTTTTATTAGCGAGGTCTAGAATGGCAAAAGCACAAGACGTTTCCGTCCGTCAAGTTGGCCCTAAGGGTGCCAAAAAAGCAATCCGTCACGCAATTAAAATGCGTCGTCCTGTATTCCTGTGGGGCCCTCCAGGTATTGGTAAGTCCGATCTCGTGAAGCAGATCGGTGATGATTCCAACCGTGAGGTTATTGATGTGCGCCTAGCACTTTGGGAACCCACCGACATCAAAGGTATTCCGTATTACAACGCAGACCAGGGCAAGATGGTTTGGGCTCCTCCCGCAGAACTGCCCATTGACCCAGAGTCCACTGCTATCATCTTCTTGGATGAATTGAACTCTGCTCCTCCTGCTGTTCAGGCCGCGGCCTATCAGTTGGTGCTGAACCGTCGTGTTGGTACCTATGTTCTGCCTAAGGGTGTTGACGTAGTCGCCGCTGGTAACCGTGAAGGTGACCGTGGTGTTACCTATCGTATGCCTGCTCCGTTGGCTAACCGCTTCCTGCACTTGGAAATGAAGGTGGACTTTGATGACTGGCAAGATTGGGCTACCCTTAACAAGGTGCATCCTGAGGTTGTAGGTTATGTGGGTTTTGCCAAGCAAGACTTGTATGACTTCGATCCTAAGAGCCCTAGCAAGTCATTTGCTACTCCTCGTTCTTGGAGTTTCGTCAGCGACCTGTTAGGTGATGACGGTGTTGACGAAGATACTTTGTCTACATTGGTAAGTGGTGCTATTGGTGACGGCTTGGCTGTTAAGTTTATGGCTCACCGTAAGATTGCTGGCAAATTGCCTAAGGCAGAAGACATCCTTATTGGCAAGGTCAAGGACCTTCAGATCAAGGAAGTGTCAGCGATGTATTCTTTGACCGTTTCATTGTGCTACGAGTTGAAAGACCGTGCAGAGAAAAAGGTTAAAGATTGGGATGCTCAGGCAGACAACTTCTTCCGCTACATGATGGACAATTTCCCAACTGAGATTGTGGTCATGGGTGCTAAGACTGCTCTTACCAACTACGACTTGCCGTTGGACGCTACAAAGATGAAGAGCTTTGACGAGTTCCACAAGCGTTTTGGTAAGTATGTTTTGAAAGCGATGGAGAATTAAGACCTCGCCCATCGCCGGGCGGGGGCTCACCCAGGGCTTCCGCCCACCTTTTGGAGTGCCGGGCGGTGTTGTAAATACGCAACATCGTCCGGTTTCTTTTTGGTTGACAAACCCGGATCCTGGTGCTATAATATACACATACTAAGGAGAGCGACTAATGTCTACAAACATCGTTGATAAATTAACTACTGCACGGGTCGGTCTATTGCTCAAAGCACCGTTCTTTGGCAACATGGCAACTCGTATGCGTTTAGTCTGTGCTGACGACTGGTGCCCTACTGCGGCGACCAATGGCCGTGACTTTTATTACAACACAAAGTTCATCGAAAAACTTTCAGAGAAAAAACTAGAGTTCCTGTTTGGTCACGAGATCCTTCACTGCGTGTTTGATCACTTTGGCCGTGTAGGTAGCCGTGATCGTCAACTTTCTAACATCGCACAGGACTTTGCTGTAAACCAAATCCTTGTAGACGAGCGTATTGGTGAGAAGATCACTGAGGTTAAGATCTGTTATGATCCTAAGTTCCGTGGACTTGCTTGGGAAGAAATCTACGATATTCTGTATGAAAAAGCAGAGAAGATTCCTATGGATCAACTGATGAAAGAGTTGGGCGATCTGTTGGACGAGCACATTAAGGAACAAGAGGGTGCTGGCTCAGAAGATGACAAGACCAAAGACGGTAAGAGCAAGCCTAGCCTTAGCAAAGAAGAAGCAGAACGCATCAAGCAAGAGATCAAAGAAGCAATGATCCAAAGTGCCGCGGCCGCTGGTGCAGGCAAGACTCCTGCAGGCATTATGCGTATGATTAAGTCTATGACTGAGCCTAAGATGGACTGGCGTCAGTTGGTGCAACAAGAGATCCAAAGCATTGTTCGCAACGACTACTCCTTCCAGCGTGTTAATCGCAAGAGTATGCACTCAGGCGCAATCTTGCCAGGCATGAAAGAAGCAACTACCATTGACGTGGCTATTGCTGTTGACATGAGTGGTAGTATTGGTGAAGAAGATGCCAGCACATTCCTTTCGGAGATCAAAGGCATCATGGACCAATACGAGGACTTCAAGATCAACCTGTGGTGCTTTGACACAGAGATCTATAACCCACAAGAGATCACTCATGACAACTCACATGACTTGCTTGAGTATGAACCTCAAGGTGGCGGTGGCACAGACTTTGATGTCAACTTTACCTACATGGAAGAGAATGACATTCGCCCTAAGAAGTTCATTATGTTCACAGACGGCTATCCCTGTGGTAGTTGGGGTCCTGAGGACTACTGCGACACAATCTTTATCGTTAAGGGCAATACACAAGCAGAGGCGCCCTTTGGTCAAACGGTGATCTACGAAAAAGAGGCGGGCTAGGAGAGTGCCGGGGGGTGTGGCTAAAAAGCCACACTTCCACCAAAGGCCCCGCTGCTACACGTATGCACGTATATAGATTATGGTTGACAGATAGATAATTTGGCCTTATAATACATATACACAGACACAGAAAGGGGCGGTAAATGGAACTAGTAATTGCATTTGTCCTTGGGCTCATAGTAATGGACTTAATGTGGGCCTGGCGCTTGGGCATCCCTCAGATGCTTTGGGCACGTTGGAAGTATCGCAAAGTCCTTAAACAAATGTCAGAACAGGAGCAATCATGAAAGTATTCATCGCAGGTACAATCTTTGGTCTCGTAGTGGCTACCGTAGGATTATCGGGCATCGCTAAGATCTTCGATAATGGGGTTGCCAAAGTCCAGGAAGTATCTAAAGAAGCTGCGAAGTAATGCCTAGATACACGTTCTGGCGCAATTCTATAATCTGCGAAGTCTACGAACTTGAAGCAGGTTCAGAAGAGGAAGCACGTGAAAAGCTCATGAATGGAGAAGTGGACCCAATGACCGAAGAATGGGTTGATTGGGCCACTGACAACTTCGAGCTGGAAGACGTGGAAGATGAATTGGTAACATTCTTAAAATCAAAGGAAACAACATGACTTTTGGTATGATCGTTGAAGATCCCTTTTATGATGAAGATGGTGTACTCATTGACGAGGATGCTGATTGGGAAGATGTTGCAGACCCGGGCGACCTAGTCTACAACGAAGACATCGGCGAATGGTTGGACAAAGAGCTAGCTGCTCACGATCGCACCTACAGCCCATTCGATACAATCAACAGCTAACGTACATCATTTTGGTTGACAACTTGGCTTTTTGGTGTTAAACTATAGGCATAGTGAAAGGAGCCAGCTGTGAATCAAAATGAATTTGAATACCTGAAGCGAGCCGTTGATGCATTGGGATCGTCAGAGACAACTCCGATGGCCCGTGTCAAGATCTTAAGGACGATGGAGCAGATCGCCGGACGCTGTGCCGTGGTGATCGAGAGGGAGTTCCAAGACCGCGTAGATCAGAACTTGGCCAATGCACATTTGGTTGACCTTTTGAGAAAATGATTGTATAATTTTAACACTAACTTAAGGAGCGAATATGCCTAATTGGTGCAACAACAACTTGACGCTGGAGCATGATGATCCAGCAATGATTACCCGTGCTAAAGAAGCACTTGATCGTGGAGAGTTCCTGCAGGAGTTTATTCCTGTGCCCAAAGAACTCACAGAGACCATGGCAGGATCCTACGGGGATGATGCCAAACAAAAGGATCTGGAAGCACAGATGAAAGCCAATGTGGCCAAATATGGCTACAGCAACTGGTATGACTTCTGCGTGGGTGAATGGGGAACCAAATGGGATGTAGGCGGTGATGGACAAAGCGACATCCACCCAGACGGTAAGAGTCTATTCACTTCTTTTGATTCAGCATGGTCACCACCCGTGAATGCTTATCAGAAGTTGGAACAACTTGGCTTCCGTGTGAACGCAATGTTCTACGAATCCGGTATGGCATTTGCTGGTATTTACGAAGATGGCAACTGCGAGGACTTTAGCCTAGAAGGCATGAGTGCCGATGAGATCGAGCAGAACTATCCAGAGTTGGACGAAGCATTCTGCATCGCCGAGGCTATCCGTGAATTCCAGGAAGAGGACGAAGAGCTCACAGAGTGGATCAAGGATGGTGTTGAGCAGAACAAGAAACTAGGACTTGTTTCAGAATGATGCACATTGTTAAACTCGACAAGAGATACGATGGTTATGGAAGATTTAGCCATCGTGTCGAGTTTATCAGTTATGGCGCAGGTGCGAGGCTTACAGATCAAAAGAATTGGATTAAGTCTCGCAACTACTTGTGGACGCAATTCGGTCCGAGTGCCGAATTGCACCTAGCTCGCCCAGAGTTATTCGATGGGGTCCAACCAAAATGGGCCTGGGATGATTCTAAGAGTGCTATATATTTGAAAGACGAATCTTACACAATGTTCGTTTTGAAATGGGAGTCATGGCAAAATGCCTAGAGAGTTTAACTTCAGTTTTCACGTGGTCTGCGCCGGGGACGGCAAGGCAGACGTGGGCCGAGTCGAAGAAATGATCGATTTGGCCATGCAGGATCTGGTCTACGACGACGAGTTCATCGCCGCCTTGGACGAGAAGGACAGCGTTACTATTCAAGTAATTCCGCAATTTGGACAAACAAATGGTTGACAAACTTGAATAGTGATGCTACATTATTAACATGCCCAATAGGCATATCTTTAACACACACACTTTTTGGAGAACTTTAAAATGGCTACAGATAAGAAATTTGCGGTTGCTGGTGTTTCGACACTGGAAGGTAAGACCAAGCTTCGTTTCGCTAACGATGTTATGCGCATCAAGATCTTGGCAAAGAACGGTCACAAGGATGTTGAGCTCGTTGAGCTGCCATCAGAGATGACCAAGGCTGAGGCTGTACAACACCTCAAGAGCGTTGGTTTCGGCTCAGGCAATGCTGCTGTACAAGCTGCGATCGCCTACGCTGAGAAGAAGAATCCAGCCCCTAAAGCTGTTAAGACTACTGCCGCGAAGGCAGAGGCTGTTACCGCTTAAATCCGATTCGCTCCCGGTAGCGGTAACCTTGGGCCCTAGTATGCACACGTATACTAGGGCGTTTTTTTTGACTTCGGTTGACAACTGGATTAACTGATCATATAATAGTATTAACGAATTGGAGCACAGGAGCTTAAATACACACATGAGCAAATTAGAATACCTTGCAAGACCTCTGGTAGCATTCGATGCTTATAACAAAGATCATAGGCGCTACTACGCAGAGTTCCTAGAATACGGTGGATGGGGGCGATGTCCAGTTCGCTTTATTTGTCCCAGTGATTCCGGTTCAGATCTAACACTAATGATCAAGAACCACCTAACTGAATACTACATTGATCGCGAGTTTGGGGGCGGCAAACTGCAACAGCTCAAAAGCGAAGAACTCAGCGAAACCGCAGACGAAATGTATCGAAGAGCAGGGAAACTTCGTAAGGAAGCAGCCGCCCTGTTGAATCCCAGGAGAACCTAATGAGCGACCTTGATGTAACCATGATCATCCTTTACGGCCTTGGCCTACTTTCAGGCTGGTGGGCATCTAAGATCTTTCATCTGCACCTACTACGCAGCATCCTGAAGGATCTTGGGGTGAGTCAGCAGGATCTACTCGCACTCCTTAACCGATCAGAAGAAGAATCATCCGATGATCCCGAGCTGGATCAGATCGATATCAAAGTTGAGAAGCATAGTAACACACTCTATGCGTTTCGTAAAGACAACGATCAGTTCCTAGGGCAGGGCAACAGCAAGGAGCAGCTGATCGAAGCCATGGCGCAGCGTATGAAGAATGTAAGGTTGATCGTGGTTGAGGGCCGTGAATACATGGAGTCCAAAACGGTTGACACGACCGCGGTTTGAGCTTACAATTGAGTTATGAAAATTACAGAACTCCAGAACCTATACCGCGCAGGCCAGATCATCCGCAAGGCAGATCACGCAGACAAGTTGGACATCCAATTGGATCCCACAATGACTCGCGAGCTGTTTCGACAAGAAGTTGGCCGTGTTTACTTCATCGTAGTCAACGGTGAAATCAAGAAGATTGGCGGCTCACAGGCCAAGGGCGGACTCAAGGGAACCTTAGGGGCCTACTTCACTGGTTTTGCCAAGGGCATGAGCGCCAGGACCTATTGCGTATGGAACTTCATGCGCCAGCAGATCGATCAAGGGCACACGGTTGAGATCTATGTTACATTTGCTCCCCTGGTTGAAGCAACCATTCCAGGTCCCCTGGGACATGTAACCGTACACATTCCTGTAGACTATCATACCATTGAGAAGAGCTACGTGGATCACTTCGTGCTGGTCGAGAGCAAGCATCCTTACTTGAACATGCAGGAAAGTGCGGGCCGTTGGGAAGATACGGGGCTTTTAGAAGGCTATCACGGGCTTTGGGTTCCACAACAAGAAACCCTAGCAGCCTAAGGGTTATTCAAAAAAGTGGTTGACAACAGCCTCTAGATCGCATATAATACAAGCTCAACAAACAACTTAGGAGCGAAACATGGAAGCACAAGCACGTGAGTATTTTGTCCGTCGTCTTAACGAAGTAGCACAAGAAAAAGTGCAGGCCAAAGCAGTAGAACTTTACGGCGCAAGTGGCCGTCCAGAACAGCCTACTTGGGGCATGGTGTTTGAGGGCATTAAATCCGGCGAGATTACCCTTAAAGCAGACAAGGTGGACTATACGGGTCCTTACCTCAACCCTACGGACGTGGAGTGGCCTGCTATGGAAGCCAAAAAGGCAGAGCTGGAAGCATATCGCAAGTTGGTAGCCGCTGAGAAGCAACGGGCTATGGACGCTGTCTATTTGGACGAGAGCGCACAAGAAGCCCTTAAGGCTTTTGAAGCAATTTAAACAACAAAAGCCCTACACTCCGTAGGGCTTTTTCTTGACCTTTTGGCACTTTGGACATATAATACACTTACACAGAAGGAGAAGTGTATGAGAGTAGAAGTCAAAAGCCTATACAGAGTTCAATGCACAGAGTATGAAAGAGGCTATGGTCAAAGGGACATGGGTGTGGTGTTCTTTGACACAGAAGAAGAAGCCAAGCAGTTCTGCCTAGAATACGCCTCGGGTGATAGCGAATGCTACTTCCGAGCAAGCTACGAAAAGATCAACTAATTCTAGAAAGCCTAAAATGAAAAGCAAAGACACACAGATCTACAAGAACATTGGCTCTATCCAGGCAGTACAGGGTGACGAAGGCCGCTACTACTTCTACACTCACTTTGCTACAGGTAACACCTGCGACGAAGACACTATCAAAGGTGCCAAAGAGATGTTGGATTGGGAAGAAAAGAACCATCAAGAAGTACAGGCTGCGATCCGTGTGCTTCAGGGTCGAGGTTACAGAGTATTCAAAGAGGTTTGTTAATGGGATGGGTAGTCTACGATGCTCGTACGGGGCACATGCAAAAGTATTACAAGCTGGCCCGTACAGCCAAGAGTATCGTCACGCAGCACAACACAGAACGAATCTATGAGGACTGGATCTATCGTCCTCAGAGCACTTGGGCCTGCTGCTCCTATGCAGACTACGAAGGGATCTTAATGGGTCTGCGTGGGGAAGCGTTTAAGATGTGGCAGTTTGTTAAGAATAACCCGCAGAGCTAAAGGGTCTTTCTTTTTGGTTGACCTTTGGGCCTTTTGGTGCTATACTATAGGTATAGTAAGGAGCGTGAAATGATAACAGAAAAACAACGTGTTGTAAATGCCCTAAAGGGTTGGCAGTTCATCCGTGGAACCCATGGTTGCTTGTATGATCGTGGCTCAGCAGATTCCTACTACGGCCGTCCACGTCAACCTCACTACGGTGGAGTGGGAGGCGATTCCGGCCGCCGAGTCTCGGTCAACGATGCTGCATCCGTGGCCGAATACTTGGCAGGCTACGACTACAACGAGCGTTATGGAGACAAAAAGAACTATGATTAATCATGGCCTACAATGGCTGGGCACAGCCGCTCTGATCTCTATGTATATTGTGATGAGCTTCTTTCCTGAGCGATATCCGCTGAATATCCTCTTAGGATTACTGGGAGGTCTATGCTATTTTGCGTGGTCGTATCGTGTGGCAAATAAGCCACAGATGATCGTTAACTTCGCAGGAATAGCCGTGTGTGCCGCAGGGTTATTTCGTTATTTTGATTGACACTCAGGCACTTTGGCTATACAATTAACACATACGCTAAACAACTAGGAGCAGAAAATGGTTACACAAGCACAGGCAATGTTTGTATTTGTAGTAGGACTACTAATCACAATGTTGGGCACAGGTGGTGTAGAAGCCAGCATCTCTAACCTAGAACTTCTACAAGGTCTAGCAGTGGCCATCACTGGCCTAGGCTGTATGGGCTGTGGTGTGCTCATGCTTAGGCAAGCCGAGGACTAATATGGAAGCCCTAGTTGAAACAACTGGGGGCCAGTTCCCCGCGCACACATATCTACTAGACGGTACTACCCTAGTAGCCTATGTAAAGGTCAACGAAACTACGCCCGTCTATTTCAAAAGCGGTATCAAGGGCTTTGATAAGCGTGGTAGGCAGTTCGTTAAGGGTAACATCAACTTATTCAAAGTAAAGGCAACTAATGACACAAGATCTGTCCAAGGCTCAAAAGGCCAAGTCTACTCAGTCAACGACGCAGAGAAAACCTGTACCTGTCCAGGATTTACATTTAGAGGTACCTGCAAACACTTGGGCTAACATGATAAAGGTATTGATGCAATGAGCATACAACTACACGGACTGACCCGCCAGCAGTATCAGATCGCTGACATGATCTGGAGCTGTGAATCACAAGAGGATGTTCAACGCTTGATCAATAACCTGCCCGCAGAGTATAAGAAGGACGCTGTGGTCATACACGATCTAATGATAGCAGCAGTCATGGACCAACATATGGAGATCACTGAAGATGTTCGTGCGCTTATTCATAGTATTGCTAGCCGCTAGCTTAACAGCCTGCACAGCCTTTAGGGATCCACGTGATGCTGCGTGGGATCCTAGGCAGGATCAAGGTCGTTACCTTCACGAACAGATTCCAAATTGGCAGCATGAAGCCCTCAGAGTCTGTGGTGGTGGTGACCGAGTGAGGAGACCTGGTATGACCGATCGGTGTTGATGGTCGGTCGGTGGTCGGTGGTCGGTGGTGAGGGGTAACATATGTTAGTAAGTACTAACAAGCTAGTAAGGGGTAGCAAATCACCACCCTGAAAAGAAAAGTACTGCCCTTAAAAATTTTGCGCGGCCAATTTTTTCCCCTGTAGACCCATTTTGCTGTAAATACACTCATGAAAGATCAAATTGAACGTAACGGGCGACTCTATGAGTACTCAGCCACTGACGATTGTTGGTATCCTGTGCCCACTGAAGACCAGTATGATTTTCAACGTTTTGTTATTTTTATCAGCACAATTCTAGTTATTTGTTATCTAGCCTATGCAACACTCACATAATTATATTGGCCCACATTGGCGTAGTAGTCTGCCATTTTACCCATGGACCATACTTGCTCGTAGGCCCGAATTTGTCGCTGATCCCTTGTTGAATCAAAAGAGCTCATGGGAGTTCAAGCCCGATCCTGTTATACATCCTAAACTATGATAGAATACGCTGTACTCACACGGGATCCTGATTTTTTGAAGTTTGCGGAATTTATACAAGCACACAATCTCAGCCACGAAATACATCTTAATCGTACTCGTGTACACCTAGTTGAAAACTCTAGTCTACACCTAGAGTTTTTATTGAGATTTCCCAGTGCTTTTCCCATAACCACTTTCACGGAGTCGCTATGACTGAACCTAGAATAATACCTAATTTATTAGGCCCCAGCACATTTGAATATGCACAATCACGTTTTACGGATCTAGGCATACACTGGTACTACATGCCCGTGACCAGCTGTGAAAAAGATCAAATGCAGTATGCAGGCAGCTTTAGTCATTTGATCTATAAAAATGGAGAACCCATTAGTCCCTTATGGGATCTTAGTCTACAGATACTCTTAGCTGCCTGTGATCATCACGGTGAACGACTAGCAGAAATTGCTCGTGTTAGACTGGGCTTTTGTACTCGTACACCCTATGCTGTGGAGCATACACCGCATCAAGATTTTCAAGGACCGCATCGTACGGGCATATATTACCCTATTACCGCTGACGGCCCTACTACTATCTACGCAGAGAAAACAGAACAACTTGATGGTGCGTATACTCTGTTGGCTAGTCAACAGCCTAGGGCTAACCTTTGGATGGACTTTGACGGCGAACATTTTCACAGCAGCACTACTCCCGTAGATCACGAAAATCGCTTGGTTTTGACCCTAAACTACAGAATACAAGAATAATGTCGTAAATACAAGATATGCTTCTAGTGTATCTTGAACCTTTTGTTCGTGAGCAAGAGGACCTACTACAATCCTGGCGAGATCTAGTACACTATTGGCCTCGTAGTTATGCGCACACAGATGCTTATAACTCTGCTATACCTACAGATTGGTGGCTCTTGTTTAGGGATGCTCGTTACTCTAGTATATGGTTGATCAAATACCCTGAACACTCAAGAATTATGCTGACCTTATTCGACTAAAAAATCTTGCGCTTGGCGCTTCGCGCTAAAAAATTGCGCTGCGGCTTCGCCGATCTTGATAAATATTCGAAACAGGAGCAATCATGCCACAGGCCTATAAAATCATGGCACGTAACACTAGAACAGGTGTCAGAATACAAAAACAATTTCTAGATGGAGCCACCGTCACAAACTATGATATGGCTCTAGAACACGCTCAAGATCTAGCTCAGCGTCAAAGTTCACGCAGTCGCGAAACTTGGGTGGGCGAAGTAGAAATCTACACCGTGGGCAACAAGCCCGGTCAGTGATACATATAGTTCACTGAATCTTCATTTTCCCTAAATGTCTCGGCCCCGTTTTTATGATGAAAACGTCGGGCCATTTCTGTCTTTGGACTTAGAGTAACAAAGGTCTTGACTTCGGGGCTGTTTTCTTTGATGTCTGCCTGTGCTTGTGTGATCAACTCACGACCTGCACCTGCGGCATAGCTCCAAATGGTATAGAACACAGCAGTGGTAGAGTTTACTGCTAGATTGGCTAGATCATCAACATTCTTAGGAATGTCTGCTAGAAACTTAACACAGGTCACAGCCAAAGGACGGTTTTCTTCATCTTTGAGTACATAGACCTTGCCGTGTTCGTCAACTCGAAAGTCCGCAGGAATTTCTGGACGCACAGGATCGTCTTTGAGTAGGCTCAATAGTTCTTCGTTGATGGTGGTGATTTTTTCTAGCATGATGTTAATGATTATATAACATTACTTATCATCTTGTCAATAAAACTAGCAGATAATGTTTTACCAGATAAGTATGCTTATGACAGAACCGAGATTATTCATTACCGGCGATAGCTTTGCCATATTTCCCAAAGATCCTGATCCAGTGAAAAATTGGGGACTGCTCTTAGCTGACCTGTTGGGTCAGGAATTAGGACAGACCCTACAGGTGGTCAATAACAGCCTTATGGGCTGTGCTCAAGATTGGAATTGGCTGAGTCTTCAAAATTGGTACGAACATACAATCACAGAACATGACTATGTGGTCATAGCTCTAACTCATCCTAGCCGTCAGTGGTTCTTTGAAAACAGCCCTGAAATTGCCAATGCTAATCTAATTGATCTAGATCGTTGGGTCACTCGAGAGCAGGCCAAGACCGTAGAGCTGTTTATCAAATACATGCAACGTCCTAGTTTAGATCTAATAGCAGTTCAAAATCGTTTGGCCTATTTGGCCTATATGACTAGACTTAAGGGTCTAAGGCCGCCTGTGATTATGAAATGTTTTACACAGGAATTTGGACAGGCCAATACGTGGCCAGATCTTAAGATTGCTCAGGGTGATCTAATGAACATACAACGTTATGAGTTTGAGGACATAGACATAGATATTCGTTCGGATTTTTGGAAAGGACTAGACAGCAGGTACAATCATCTGTGTAGATCCAATCACACCATCCTAGCTCAAAAGGTCTTTGACACCCTAACCAAAGGCGCAGAGTTAGATCTTACCACAGGGTTTATTCAAGGTCTGCTTAAAAACAATACTCTTGATGACCTAGACTTTGTTCAACGAGAATTGGATTATCCTACGTTTCTAAAAAATCGTGAAAAGCTCAAAAAGAGCCGTGGTCCAATACTGCCGTGGAAAACCAGAGTTAATATCCAAACCGGACAGGATGATGCTTGACACCTGCTGTTAATCTTAGTATAATACATAGACAAGGAGACCACAATGTTTGATTCAATTACAACTTATCGTTCAGCTGAAGCTATCAATAGTGCCATGGCCAGTGTTTATAAACACATGGGTCTAGCAGTATTGACCAGTATGATCGTTTCATTGTTTGTAGGAACCAATCCTGCACTATTGGCCTTTTTCTTTACAGGCTTTATAAAATGGATTGTTATATTTGCACCGCTGGTAGCTATTATTGCTCTTAGTATGAATATGGATTCTATGAGCAAGGGCACAGCACAACTAGCTCTACATGGCTTTGCCGCGCTAATGGGCTTGAGCTTTGCTACTATCTTTGCTGTCTACACTATGGGCAGTATTTTTTCAGCTTTTATGAGTGCCGCAGTATTGTTTGGCGTTATGAGCTTTTATGGTTATTTTACCAAGAAGAGTTTAGATAGCCTAGGCCAGTTTATGTTCATAGGCCTAATTGCCATTATCATTGCTAGTCTAATCAATATCTTTATTGGCAGCACCTTAATGCAAATGGTTATTTCGGCTATTGCTGTTATTATCTTTCTAGGCCTTACTGCCTACGACACACAAAAGATTCGAGAAATGGTCAGCTATGATACAGCGGAAGGCAATGCTGAAATTGTTGGCGCACTAACTCTGTATCTTGATTTTATTAATCTTTTCCTAAATCTTCTACAACTATTTGGCGGTAGAAAAGATTGAACGAATATGTTTTATTCCCTACAATAGTTAGGGAATACGATTTCAGCAAGGACCCAGATTTTCATGTCCTTGCTGATTTTGTTTCTAAACAAAAAACAGAACCACATAGACTAGTAGGCTGGGCAGAAAGCAGTTACGGTGTAGGCCGTAGTCTTTTTGATAATTTTATTCTCAAAGGCATACGACAAAAACTACAGGCCGCTGTTGATGCATATATCATTGAACTTGGTATAGCACCAGTTAAAATAACCAATAGTTGGTTTAATAAACTAGGTCAACATCAACGTGTAGAAACTCATAGACATGAATTAAGTGTTGTGTCAGGAGCATTCTATGTTCATGCAGATCCCGGTAGTGTGGGACTAAAATTATTCAGTCCTTTGGCACAACTTCGTATGTACGAACAGATTGTAAATCACAATGCTGTTAATGCTAATTTTATTGAAATGGAATGTTGTACAGGTCAGCTAATTTTATTTCCTAGCTGGATAGAACACGGAACCGATAATAATCAAACCGATAGTAGAATTACGGTTAGTTTTAATACAGAATATTGTTAGTCTGTTCTAGACTAAGTTCTTGATCTTCTAATTCACGAATCTTTTCAGTAATCTCGTCAATAAGACCTAGGTTACGTAGAATCTTAAAAACTAGATTTTCCACAGACCATTCTCCGGCACGCTCAAGTCCGGCCTTTCTCATAGTAGTAATTTTTTCTTTTACTGCTCTAAGTTTTTCTAGATCCTTAGAAACCATCGCTTCTTCAATGGCTTTCATTATACCATCTTTCTTTGCTTCCACGGCAGCATCGTCTACTTCCGGCTTGACCTTCTTTGGTTCTACCAGCCATTGACCTTTAGCTATGCTATACACTCCTGTGCTGTGGTGCGGCTCATCTTCTCCTTGAACATAACATTCAACTGGAAGACCTTTGATAGTGATAGTGTGTTGTTCTGCCCAAAGTGCCTTTTTGGCGCTGTATAATTCTCGTTCGTCGTCCGTTGGAGAACCTTTGACAATGACATGAAGATCTAGGTCAGAATGTTTAGTCCAGGTATAATTTGCATTAGATCCTGTTATGGTATAATCAACAATATCTAGATCCACTCCAACAAAATCTACAAAGGCTTTGGCAATGTCCATTAGTTTGGCTTCAACTTCTAGATCTAATGAATCACCGTCCCATATTCTAGGATTTAATCTTTTATTGACCGTAACAACAGAAGATGCTGTAAACTCACGTAACTTCATTTAAACTCCAAATCGATTACGTTTTTTTGTTGCAACAGGACTGCTCTTATTGACGTCTTTGGTTTCATGACTACCTGTTGATGTAATTTGTTTTTTAGCACTAGAACTTAAACCAATTTGATTTAATGCATCATCAATAATATCTTTGGTTGTGTTAGTATAACTAATAACAATAGCGTTTTCACCCCAAGGACTTTTTGCTTGAAACGTATCTCTTTTAATAACGTCGTCTTTGGCTTTATTTGCTCGAGCATTTGCTAAAGCAACACCAAATCGGTATTGCTTATATGGGTCTTGATTAGGTAGAGCAGGAATAACAAATGCGCTTGGAATCGCTTCCGCGACATCGTCTTCCATGCCATTCTCTCTAGACTCTTGAATAAATTCTTTAGCTCTCATTAGCAGTTCCAACGTCTACGTGCTTTACAGATTGCCTTATCTGGAGTTTTCGAACAATCAATGTGATGCATTTTCTTTTGACCGGCTGATCTTGAGCAATAGCTCTTACGACGTTTGCTGGCCTTAGAACCTTTTTTAAGTTTACTTGGTTTGGTAGTTACAGCAGTTTTTAATTTGCTGCCTGGATGTTCTCTACGATAAGCATTAACAGCTTTTTTGCTCATGCCATCGGTTTTGTCTTTCTTGTTGACTTTTTGCCAATCTTCTAATACAGGTTGTGTAACTGCAAACACATATAATTCGTCATCAGTTAGAGATTCTAAATCTTCCCATACTAGATCAACATCAACTTGATTATGTTCTGCAATTCTAGAAATGATAGATTCGATTAAATCAAATTCTTGTTCTAGACTTTCATTTTTAGGTTTTTTGCCTTGCTTTTTCATATTGACAGCAATAGCTGCCTGTTGTGCCGGGCTACCTGCTTCATCGACACTTTCGTTAGGAACGCAATTATTAACACGAACACCACCTTTAATTTTGGTGCCCTCTTTGTGCTTGCCTTTCCAACATTTAGCGTCTAAACGTTGTTTTATAGCTTCTGTAATAAATTCTTGTGCTCGCATAGTGTAAATCCGATTAATACACTATTTAGCCCATCTTAGGTGATACTCTACTTCTATTTTAGAATCGTAAAATTCTACTACAAGTGCAAGATTTTCAGCTATTTTTTCAACAACTAATTGACACTTTGTTTTGGGCTGAGCTAAAATCCATTCTAAATGATCTACACCAATCAGCTTTTGTATTTTAGGCCAATCTATATCAATGTTGCCAACAACTTCAATATCTGGGGACGACCACTCTGCTAGAGTAACTTTAGTATGTTTCATCTTCAGAGCTCATCGAATTTAAAATCTCACGCAATTTTGTAGATTCGACATTAGCTCTTACTTTACCCAAACTTGCACCTTGTGTAGGATCTGTAATAACTCCATCACTATCTACGTTCTTTGGTGCTTGTACGGTTGTTCTTGATTTGATAGATTCGATAATACTAGAACTTCCTCTACTTGCCCCTGCGTGTTCTTGTTCGTCTTCTGGTAGATCAGAAATCTTTAAACTTTCTAGATTAAATTCTAAATCTACCTTCATACCAACACCGCTAGAACTACGTGTTTTCATAAGTTGAATTTGATAGCGTCCACGTTCACGCATAGCACGTGATGTAAAAATACCAAACACATTATCTGCGGTTTGAATTTTACTTAAACCACCTGAAATATGTGAATGATCAAATTCTACTTCTTCAACAGCGCCACGATTCAACTGACTCGCAGTTACAAGTATACAATTCTTTTCTACTGCTAGATTACGCAATTCTTCCGATACATATTTGTCTTTAATAAACAAATCTGCTGGACTAATTTTCTTACTCATAGGCATTAATAAGTCTAGATAGTCAACTAACAATACATCAACTTTTCTGCCTGTTTTAATTTCAAATTCTTTTAGATATGCTCTCAGATCGTTTGCAGTTTTACCAGAAGGCATATATTTGATTTGCAATGCTCCAGATTTCTTTCCAATGATCTTAACTTTCATTTCAACATCGTCAAGATCTTTAAAAATTTCTTTTGTTGGAATTCCAGTTGTCATTGCATCAATACGCATAGCAACTAAATCTTCCGAAAGTTCTAATGTTAGGTACACGACGTTAAGTCCTTGCAAACACCAATTAACACCTAAGTTTGCCAAGAACAAAGATTTACCTGCACCCGAACCACCGGCAAAAATATTCAACTCTCCGCGGTTCATTCCACCAAACAATTTACGATCAAGACTTGGCCAACCTGTGCTAATTTGTCCGTTCTTATCTTTAATTTTTAATAAACGAGCTCTCGGGTCTGCAAAATAATCAGTGCCCATATCTTTAGTTAAAGATATTTGAACTGCTTCTTTAATCTTCGTTTCAACCTGACCGTAGTCTTTCTTTTCTAATAAATCTGCTGAGTCAATGATTGCACGTTCAAGCGCCTTGTGCCTAGTAAAAGACTCGAATTCATCCATTAGCCATTCGTTGTGACCTTCTTTTATATCTTCAGGTTTTTTAAGATCTATCCTGCAACTTGCATTAACCATTTCATAGTCAGGCAATACAGCATATTCTTTTGCATACACATTGATAAATTCTGCTGCATCTTGTAACTTTCGATCAAACAATGTGTGATCAAAGATACCTTGACAACGAACAAATACTTCTGCATCTGCAAGCATCAACTCGAGATATAATTTTTGTACTTCGTAATCGTATGTTTTTATCATCTTATAATTTTATAATCTACAACAATGCATCGTCTCGGTGTTGACTTTACCGGATATACACCATGTAAGACACTTCCTGTCATTAAAATACAACGCCCTTCTTTAGGCATTAATGTTTTATAAATCGTTTCCTCACCACCTGCTATTACAGCAAAAATAGAACCCCACGCTGATTCTTTTGGCGGATCTTGCGGTTTATAATGATATAAATTATCAAGATAAATGACCTGCGTAACACAATCGCTATCATGATTATGCATACTTTGCCATCCGTTTTCTTGATAGTCCATATACCACGCAATAGTTGGCTGAATATTTAAATTCAACTCGTGATCAAATAATGTCTTTTTAGTCCATTCAAAAAGTTTTTCCTGAATGTTTTGCCAATTATTATGTGGTTTAAAATTGCCTGAAAATTGCCTATGATAAAATGTTTCTGATAATTTATTATCGCACCAAAGTGGATACTGCCTGGCATTGACTGCTACGGTTTCTTTGCTATATTCTTTTGTTTCATCTAAATCTGTTGTTAATACAAATAGTTCTTTGTAATTGGGATAAAATGAATCAACAAGCCATTGTGTTCCACTAACATATTTCATAACTTTATTATACACGAACCTCTATGTGTTTTACAACCCCAAGGTTAGCATTCCAGACTCGTTGCTTGGTATGATATAATACAGCACCGATACTACTACTAGGATCACCAGGTTGTGGCAGGCTCCAAATATAGTTAAACTTTGGCTCTACTACTGATTTATTTGTTTTACTATTCATCGCGCAACCGCCCATGTATACTAGACAATCAGTACCTGTTAGATCTTTGGCTTTTTTCATAACCATATCAACTTGTTCAGTAAACACTTCTTGAACAGCGGCAGCTATGTGATATTTGTTTTCTTCTGTAACTTCAAACGGCCAATCCCAAATACCTTTATGCATGTTTTTATATGCAGTTACTAAAGTTCCCATATATTCTTTTACAGCAAAATAATATTTGTTAGGATCTCCCTTATCGGAATCTTGTTGTAATAAAAATTCATCTTGAACCGGTTTGTAACCAATAAGTTCTGTGAATGCAGAATAAAATAATCCTAGGCTATTAGGATAATCTTTATGCCAAACTTTTTTAATTTCTCCGTGCTTACCTTCCCAGATACTAGCACATTCCCACTCACCTATAGCATCAAGGACTACAATTGCACAATGATTAAAGGGACTGGTATAATATCCGGCAGCAGCATGGCTAGCATGATGTGGGGTATAATGAATCTTTGCATAGTCGGCTCTAATTTGTCTAATATAATTTGATGGTAATGCAGAAAAATCAAACACTCTATTCCATTGACCTGCATAGGCCTGGCGTGTTTTCTTAACCCAGGGGCGTTCATACCAAAAAATATTATCCGGAGTCCCTACATCAAGAGCCTTCCTGATAGTGCTACTTTCTAGTGTATCAGATTTATCGAATGTGTTCGAAACAAATTCGTTATTTTTAAACACGGCTAGACTCGAGCCGTGATTGAGTGCGTTAATTCCCCAATTAATCATTTGTAGATAAACGGATCACGTTTTCTCAGTTCAGCAAGACGTTTTTTCCATGCCTTGTGTTCTTGATATTTCCTCCAGGGAAATGTAATAAAATCAATTATTGTTTTCAGCATTTTTTAATATCTCTAATTTAGTTTGAAGGTTACGTTTAGCAATTTCAATTTTAATAGGACCTTCTTGTGCTGTTTTAATAGCATCGACAATGACAAATAATTTTCCATATTTTTGTACTGCATCGGCAGTATCTTTTACATCATTGTCCCACGTTGGAAAAGCTACCTTCCATCCTAATTCTTTGGCCTGTTCTATCAAAATTAAACCTGCTTTGTCTTGGTCAGGAATCACAATAACTTCCTTGCCTAGACTATTAATTATCCTACTTTGTTGTTCAGAAACTTCATTAGTGAGAAGTGCAACACCGCCTACAGCTAATGCATCAAATGGTCCTTCGCATACAAATACATATTTGTGATCTTCAGATTGTTCGTCAACATTAAAGACAAAAAACGGATGTTGATCTGATAGATATTTTGGTTTTCCGTCGGTGACTTTTCTGGCAGTATTGCCAACGATTTTTCCTTGATAGAAAAACGGAATAATGACTCGAGTTTCGTAACCGGCAGCAGGACTCCAATAAAAATGATTATCTAATGGATCAAATCCTCTCAAAGATATGTATTCTATAACAGGATCTAACCAAAGAGCAGTCATGTCGTCATACATGTCAAGCCATTTGGCTATTGGCATTGCGCCTTCTGGAAGCTCTTTTTCTGTAAAGTCTACTTTAGGTTGGTATTGTTCAGGCTTGTACTCTTCGCTTTCTGTTTTAAGAGCTTCAAAGATCATTTCTTTAACTATATCATCGCTGGCGCCCATCCATCGAACCAACGTTTTCATTTTTTCGCCAATTGGACTTCCTGGTTGCCATCCGGTGGTAAATTTGCAGTTAAAGCAGTTATAGACTATTCCGTTACCGTCGAAGCGAACGCCTGCCCGTTTACGAGTATCCGGACTATGTCCGCGATGCTGGCAACAAGGTGCGTTGAAACTGAGCCAACCAGAAGGGCTCGGTTTAGTTTTAACAGGAAGCAATCTACGAAATAAGTCTACGACCATAGTCATAAACTTATTATACTATCTGTATAGTATCTTGTCAAATGTTCCTGTATTAGGAATTGCCGGTTTGTGTTTGACTCTTAACCATTTCCATTTTCCTTCAATATTTGAATAGGAAAGATTATTAGTGGTAAAGGTCAGTGTGTCCAATGTGGTCCAGGATGTTGGAGTTCCACCTTCAAACATACTACCTTCTATAGTAACTTCGCCGGAATAATTGGTCATATAAAAAGCAAAGGTATGTGTGCTTTTTGATGTTGATAATTCATAACTAGCGTCAATTAAACTGCTATAATAAATTGGATTTCCGGTGTCACCTGTTACGCTAGGCTGTAATAATAAAAACTTTGTTATTTCAATACTATCTAACGGATCGCCTTGGGCATCTCCTTTAATCTCAATAACAGCTTCGGTGCCGTATTGGCTATCAATGTATACCGGAGTTTTTTTGGCAACGTATTTGGTTGTATCTGCACTATCTAAAGTACGTTCTTCTTTATAGATGCTATATTGATAAAAACCAGGTCGTAAATCATAAAGTTCGCTGGCGGTTAACTCGACATTGAGTTTACCAGACGACAGCGTAACTACGGTACAATCTTTGGATAATACAAGTTCTCGATTTTCACGATTAACAAGATTAAAAACAAATGAATAGTTTTTGTTTGTTAAATCAATTGCTTTTTCGTCTGAATTTCTAACCTGTATATCTATAGGATTATCAATACCGCGATAAATTTTTATATTTCTATTATACACTCTACGATACCTCTCTGTTGTCCAAGATCCGGGAACATTTGTATAGACATCGATTCTATTTGGATATAAATAAACTGGATTTAGTTGCATACACTAGTGAGCCCTTTAGCATATTTAGTATGAGAATAACAGAAAATTTACAACAAAACTTTCCTTTTATAAGTGTTATAAACCACGTAAATCAAGAATACGTGGGTATTATCATTAATCAGGATGCGCAGGTAACCAGCTTTTACGATTACGTAGCATTACGGAGCGAAGAAGAAAAATCTAAGTTTTTAGAGCTTGGAGAAGCATGGTGGTGGGAATCAAATAGACAAATTCCTATCAACATATTCCTAGCTAAAGAAATACAGGTATTTAGATACGCTATTAAAAATTTTGCAACTAAAGATGTAAGGGTAATGTTTGGACCGTGTACTAGTTTAAATGATATTATCACAAAAAGAATTAAGCGTAAATCAATTACACTAGTTAGGCGAAGTACTTAACTAAATCCGTAACTAACACCTTCGCAGATTAGATTCATCTGAACAACAATAGCCATGGCATATGCTGTAGCATGGCTTTTCTTAAAATAGTATTCGTCATTCTCCGGTTTCGTCCATACTTCCGTCATCACCGTAGTCCAATCTTTGCCAATCAGATAACGTTTCGCTGGGCGTATCATTGCTAGAATGGCCGCCAGTTGTTCCACACTCTTTGGCTTCATTTGTCTTAATATAGAACCATGCCCGTTTACGTGAAAGAGTAAGTTGACGAAATCGTCTTGCTCTAAAAGATCCCATAGTGGCTCCGTATTCATTAGTTGGATAAGATGTTCTTCATTACGTACACCTTTGTATATGTGAACATTTAAAAAATCTATCTTAAAATAACCTAAATCCTCTGCCTGATCGTAAGGAATAGAACAAAGTCCAGAAACGGCATCAACAGGAACATCGTGTAGGTATATTCCTGTATTATGTTTGACTAATTTAGTATCTTCAAGTCTACTTGCAGATGTAGTCTTAAAAAATTTAAGAGCCTCGTCTCTGTTAACAAAGTCTATATCGATATCTGGCATTACTGCAACCTAGTGCTTTCAAATAATAATAAAGGTAGTGTGTCTGCTAAGAATTGTGCATATTCTTCGGCATCTTCTTCGTCGTCAAACCCGCTAAATTTAACATAAACATCGGGCGAATCAGAACCAACCACTACCTCAATATCAATGTCATCCCTTGAAATAAATTCCTCGTTTTCTTTAAGTTCTTCTTCTACTATCTCTTCTTTTTGTCGTTTTGGCATTATTGTATCTTCGCCTCCTTGATGACATCTTTAACTAATTCAATATCGGCGGGCAGTGATTTAAAACGTCTAAGCCAGAACTGAGGATCAATAACTGGACCAACTATTTCTAACTGCTCGTCGTTCATGCGTGTAAGCATGTCTTTACCAGACTTGCTATTTAACAATATCCATGGACTAATTAATCCTTCTCGAATATCGTGAGCAGCTCTATTTAAATTAACAAATGCAAAATAATGTTCCCACGGAGCATTGTTTTTTTCACCCCAATCCATCATAGTTGATATAGTTCTTTGAATTGCTCCGTCTGCAGGTTCTTTCTTAATCATCTCGGTGATATAAGTTTCGTACAATTCATCTCTACACCAGTGGTCTAATTTCACCCCACTTCGTAAAACGTAGTCTATAAACATTTCCGGATAAATGGGGGCGGTGTTAACTAAAAAACTTCCAAATTTTACAAATGCTGTGTAATAAGGACTTGATGCAAATTCGTCAAAGGTTTTTTGAACTTTTCCTTTGCTAGACAATTCATAAAATTTCTGAAATGTTAAAAGTCCTGCCTGAACATGTTTTTCATTTTTGGCTAGGTATCGACGTTTTTGTTCACAAATATGCACGGTCAAAGTTTTTTCTTTGACAAATTCCTTACCGCAATGCTCGCATTTAAAATTTGATTGCATTGATTTCTTTTTTATCCCAACCAAGTGACGCACAATATTCCTTAATTTCTTTATCGGTAGATATCATGGCAAGAGTCTCGACATCCGACCATTTCATGTTTGGAAATAAATTTGCTAAAAACTCTTCTTTTTTGTTTTTCTCACGTTTTAAAGGAAGCCATTCGTGAAAATATGTTTTCTTAGTTTCGTGAGAGCATAAACACAAAGACTGCCATAAAAGTTTAGGATGTTTTTGTATTCCTGCCCAATTCTTGTTATAAAATTCATTTACGGTTAATACAAAATGTTCTTGTAATTCTCGATTACTCGATTTTACATTACTAATATAACGTGTAAGATTCCACAAGTCGCCTTTGATTTCTTTACGACCATCTTCTGTAGCAGCATCCCAAAGTTCTTTTAATCCCATGTCCACTGCTGGGATCATATCTTTAAAAAGGTCTACGTGTTTATTCTTGCCCATTATTTTTACTCAGGTAATACAACATTTTAACACGATTAAGCGCCTCGTGTAAAGCAGGATTAGTCTTCGCGGCCTGCCGAATATTGTACCAAAGTTGATTTTCTAAAATGCTTTCTCTTGAAGCACCGCGAACTCTTGACGGATTATCTTCGGGTATCCAGTCCCACCCTATTGGCATTCTTTCTTCAACCGGTGCACCTTTTTCTCGAGCATATACAACACCTTCTTGGCGTTCATAGATATACTCGGCACCTGGTTTAAGACTGCCCATGATTATATCCCACCGTTTCTCTTTCAATGTCGTCATGATCAAATTCTGCCCAATACAATTCAAATGCTACCGTATCTTCAAGGGCTTCAAATTGATGATATTCGCCAGGCATCACTTTAGTAAAATCGCCTGCTTCTAAGATAGTCTCATCGACAAGATCGTAGTTGTTTTTCCAAACACGAATAATAAGTTTACCTGATTCAACAAAAAATCCATTCCACTTATATTTGTGTTTATGCTTTGAACAGACGCCGCCTTTCCGGGCTTCAATACGGTGAAACTCTAATACACCATTGGCTTCAAGGAGTTCTGTTTGACCCCACACTTTACCTGCTTTCATCATAATCCTTTTAAATGACCTTATCGAGTTGAAGTATCTCGCATTGTCTACTTACTTCTTTAACAAAAAATGCACACGGAGGATTATCTCCGTCGTGCAATGGAACCGTGAGCATATGTCCGTTTTTCATTTTAGGAAAATACCAACGAACATCTTGATAGATATTAATAATTTCAATAGGAAAATATTCTGCCTTAAATCCTTTAATAGGATTAAAAATAAGAGCATCAAATCCCCGTTCATTGATGCTAGTTAACGGCAATACTTCTGGATCTAATCCGCAGTCTTTATCCCCTACTACCATACACCAATCCAAAGGCATTTGTACTTCATACCCGCCAATGTTTAATAAAATGGCTGGGCTATTAAATGACTCTAAAAATATTAGAGGCATAAAATAAAAATCTGGTTCGCTAGGGTTAGAATTATCTAATACACTAAATCTCGTATCTTCATCTACCTCTTCTGGTAAATCATTTAAATCAAATGATTTATTGTTTAATGTTAAAATTCTCATGTTGTTACCTTTGTAATTGTGAAAGGATATTTTGCTTCTTTATAATATTTTTTCCTTTCAGTTAAATGCCGTTTGGCATATTTGCATGTAGAGGTAATATCCCAAATCTCTACATGGTCTTTGTCTTCTGCTTTTCTAATGCCTCGTCCAATAGATTGGATAACGCGGACAAAGCTCTTTCCGGGCTCAATAAGAACCAGATTAAAAATCCTTGGAATATTAATACCCACAGCGGCCACACCGTAAGTCGCCACAATAATCTTGTCATCACTTGTTTTAACATCATCGTATTCTTCTTTCCTGTCATCTAATTTAACAGAGCCGTTGATAAAGACCGCACCGGGTAGTAGGTTAATTAACTTGTCTCCTGTGTCAATCCTGTTGACTAAGACAAGTGTATTTCCTGAAGTGGAAATATCTTTAACCTTATTTGCAATCCAACTAATTCTAGTAGGATCGGTAACTAACCATGAATATTCTTCGGCGTAACTTCTGAATACTTCTATGTTGTTAGTTTGTAAAATATTAATATTGAGTTGAGCAAGAACATCTTTTTGTTGTAAATCATAAGCAGATACACGATTAATAACTGGACCTATACTTGCAAGTATGCCTTGAAACTCCCAAGCTTCTTTAGGTATGGTGCCTGTTAATCCCCAACGTATAGCGCAGTTTTTAAAATTTTGAGTCAATAATTTTGTTAAAACATCTGCTTTGGCCTGATGAACTTCGTCAACAATAATAGCCACAACCCCTTCGCAAAATTCTGCAAGGCTAAGACTTTCTTCATCATAGCTTTTTTTGTCTAATACATTAAGACTTTGCCATGTACAGATAGTGTGTGTTCGATTTAATTCTTTTCGATCACCGAAATACACACCAACATCTAAACCTAGGTTTTTGTAGTCTTCTTCAGTCTGGACAACAAGCGATTTGTTCGGAACAATAACCATCGTACGACCATACGGTTCACAAAGATGCGACAACGTCGCTGTAGTAATCGTTTTACCTGCACCTGTTGCTACCTCCTGTAAGGCTTGTTGATTTTCTAAAAATTTATTAACAACATCGTATTGATAATCTCTCAATATGATAGGTTTACCTGCTTCTGGATGACCTTTTGGCCATGTCTTGCCTTTGTCAGCCCAATAGTTTTCATTTATTTGCTTAAAGTCAAACGCATGAGGTTGTCTTAGATCCTCTACATCAATATCAAATCCTGATTCTTCAATAATAGGTAATATAACATCTAAGTGTGCTAGATATCCATTGCCGCCAATACCAAAATATGTTTTAGTACCGTCCCATCTACCTAGTTTGTAAGCGGGCATATGACGTGCATAGGGAAGGTCATACTTGAGTTTGTTTGCTAGCTTTCTTCGAACTTCAACAGGCAAACCGTCAAGTTTAATATTAACCTCATCCTTAATTATTAATTTACAAGTCGACAATATTCCTATCCTTTTGAACAGCTGGTTTTACATCGCTTAGATATAAAACACAATAGTGGTTATCAATCCACGTTTGAGACATATTGCTCATAGGAGGAAAAGATTTGTTCACTACTATAATACTAACATCGTCTTCTTCTTTAATCAACCACTTTGCAGGCTTTTTAAAGATTAGTAATCTACCTTCAGACAAATCTCCACCGAGACCCGAAGCTCTAACCCATTCGTTGAACTTTGGATCTTCGTCGTTCCTACTTCGAAAACAAATTTTTATTTCCTCTTTGCTAACTCCATTGTTAATGGCGGAGATAACAAACGACTCTAACCAACTTTTTAAATGATTATCTTCACTGACTATTAAAATAACTTTTTTCTTTACGGTTTTATACAAATTAAAAAATTTACTAAAATCGTCGGTCCAAAAATAATTTGTATTATATGAGGCTACTCTATGAATAAGATTTTTTGATGTAGACCCGTACAATACATAACCCATACGCTTTGCCAGCATTAGGTCGTGATCTAATTCTTTTAATTTTCTAGAATCAAAATACTCTTGTGCAGACGAAGTTGCGTTTTGTAATACTACTTCATCGTTTACAATTTTGCAGGCTGGAGCATAATACTCTGCGTCGTTCCAAATCTGTTCAACATCTGCTAGTGCATGATTAAATGATTCGTCAATATTAAATCCGTGTCTAATTGCAAATTCATTTACTAAAATTAAATTTAAATCGTAGATGTTATATTTTCTAACTTTATCGTCTGGATTCCAAAGAGATCGATCTTCTCTGTTATTTTTAAGAACTTCTTTTTCAAAAACTTCTTTAAGAGAATAAGGATGTTTTAAGCATAACCAAAGTTTATCATTTTTGTCTTTTTCAACAAAAATGCTTTTAGTCATATCTAAATTTCTAAAAGGATTTTTCCATGTTGCGTTTTGTAATCTAAAATTTAAATTTAATTGTCGTGTACTAAAATGATTTTTATATTTTTCCATTAACTTGATAACATAGTTTGCCTGCGCTTGGGTAAGATTTTTGTTATCTGCAATTAAATTGAAAAAATTTGTCAATACGACAATGTCCTGATTATTCAAGAAATTTGTAGATATAACCGAAGTATAAAATTCGGTAAAGATGTCTTCGAAATATTCATTCGCCGCCATAATAATATTATAGCAGAAATAATTTAAAAATCAAGACTTTTGTAAAATATTTACTAACCTTTTTTGAGGAATTCCGTCAACCATTTCTGATAATAACCACTCGGTATGACAAAGTTTTTTGAACCAGTCGCTCCGTTCAGGAATAATTGGGTTTTCTATATTTTCAAAGTTATTAGAAAGTTCGCCTGCAAGACTTGTTTGATCGCAAATTACAGGTACACCGTTAATTGATGCTTTAACTGCTGGACCACTATTAAAATTTACTACACAATGATAATTATAATCTATATCAAAATCATCGTAGGTATTTGCCACTAATCTTGGATATTGTACCAACACATTTGGAGAATTTACAACTACAGGCGACCGTGGATGTGGCCTTACAACAATTAACCTATCAGTATATTTTCTTATTTCTGCTACGGTATTTTTTACCCAAACAGACATAGACGGTTGACCAACCCACTGGAGGCTTTTTTCATGCTGACTAGCAATTAGTATTTCTTTTCGTCGTAGTGTATTTTCTGGTTTTAATTGAATATTTAATTTTTGTGGTCGTGCTTCGTCAATCTCATCTTGATTTCCAAATTCACCTAGGCCGTTAATATTATTTAAACTAACCCTCCACGTTAATCCTCTAACCAAATTTCCAACTTCAATAATCATCACAGGAATATTAGCTGCTTGGCATTGTTCGTAAACAGATTTATTACTAAACATTCTTCCATGCCAAAGTACGCTCCAGATAACAGCTACATCTTCTTCCTTATCGACAATAGTATGTCCTAATTTTTTTAGTCCAAGTTCAAAGGCATCAAATACAGGCCCACTATTCATGGCTCCATACTTTCTATACAATTTAAATTTCATAGTTTTTTGAATTATAAATAACAGAGTATTTAATTCTAATTCAATGAGTAAATTTGAAAAAACGTTAAGAAAGAAAGTAGGAAAGCCCCAAAATACTATTCTATTGGGATTAGGGCCTAGCGAGATTGAAACAGCATCAAACGTTTTTCAATCTGTATTTGTATTTTCTTCTATAGATCAGTCGTTTAAAAATAGAAACGTAATCTATTTTGAAAACTTTAACGATATGGCCAAATTACCGGAAGTAAATTTTATACTTATTAATCCTGAAAATATTAAAGAAATGCCAAATATTACACCAATATTAAAAAATTCAAAACCGCTGGTTATGATACTTTCAGGGGAATATATACATAAACGTTTTTCAAAGTGGCTAATTGAAGAAATGCATTATGAACTAGTTGAACTCGACACTCATCGTCAACTATGGAAAAAGAAACGATTATTAGGACAATTATGAAAAAGACAGCATTTGTAACAGGAATGACAGGACAAGACGGTCCATATCTTGCTAAACTTCTTCTAGAAAAAGATTATAAAGTATATGGTCTTGTAAAAAGATATTCTAATCCAAATTTAGATAATATCAAATATTTAGGTATTGAAAACGACATTGAGTTGATCACCGGCGATATTACAGACGACGGATGTATCAACCATTTAGTTAAAAGTCTTAAACCAAATGAATTTTATAATCTTGCCGCTCAAAGTTTTGTAGGAGCAAGCTGGGACCTTAATAAATTAACCACTGAAGTTAATGCTGTTGGCCCTTTAAATAATCTTAATGCTATTAAGCAGCATAGTCCAGAAACAAAATATTATCAAGCAAGCACTTCCGAAATGTACGGTAATAGCATTGAAATTTCCGGAGGACACCAAGACGAAACAACACCGTTCTGGCCCCGTAGTCCATACGGAGTTGCAAAATTATATGCTTACTGGATCACCGTAAATTTTAGAGAAAGTTACGGAATTCATGCTTCAAATGGAATATTGTTTAATCACGAAAGTCCTATTCGAGGTAAAGAATTTGTTACAAGAAAAATTACAGATGGCGTAGCAAAAATTAAATGTGGCCTTGCTGACAAAATTACTTTAGGTAATTTAGATTCTAGAAGAGACTGGGGTTTTGCCGGTGATTTTGTTGAAGCTATGTGGTTAATGTTACAACAAGACGAACCGGGCGATTATGTTATTGCCACAGGAGTTCAATACACTATTGGTGATTTATTAGAACGTGCATTTAGATATGCAGGCATCGAAGACTGGGAAAAATATATTGAATCAGATCCAAGATTTAAGAGACCGGCAGAGCTTTATAGCCTTTGTGGAAACCCCGCTAAAGCAGAAAATGTCCTTGGGTGGAAACGTAAAACTAGTTTTGACGATCTAGTTAAAATGATGGTTGAAGCAGATATCAAACGTTATACTAAATGACAACAAAATTTGCAGTAGTCACTACTTTTCATCAGGCTGGGTACGAAAAATACGGTCGAAGGATGATTCAAACCTTTTTAGAATCATGGCCTAAAGATGTAACCTTATATGTGTATCCTGAGAATTGTGCAGTAATTGAAACTGCTCCAAACCTCGTTGTGAGAGATTTACACTCGTCAAGTCCCGAACTAGTTGCATTTAAAGAAAAGTGGAAAAATGACCCAAAAGCCAGAGGGGAAGTAGCCATGGGACCTCCTGGACCTAAGGGAAAGATTCCCGGAATTGGTTTTCGTTGGGATGCTATTAGATTTAGTCATAAAATTTATTCGGTATGTCATGCGGCAGAAAATACCGATGCCGATATACTGCTTTGGATGGATGCTGACATGGTTTGCCATACCACACTTCCGGTGCATTTTTTAGAAAAAATGGCAGGTACTCATGTGGGTTTGGGATTTTTAGGTAGAGAAAATAAATTTACCGAATGTGGATTATATTCGATGAATTTAAGAAATCCTGCTACTCAAGAATTTTTAAAAGAATTTCAAAAGGCCTACGACACTGGCAGAATTTTCACCATGAAAGAGTGGAATGATTGTTGGGTTTTTGACGTTGTTCGAGAAGAAATTAAAAAACTTCATCCTGACTGGTATTGGTACAACTGGAGTAAGGGATTAATCAAAGGAGAAGGCCATCCGCTGGTTAATAGTCCTTGGGGTGCTTATCTCGATCACCTTAAAGGTAACCGAAAAAATACCGGAAAAAGCCTAAAAACAGATTTTATTCGTCAGCGTACTGAAAAATATTGGATTACTCAGTAATTTGATATTCGTGTTTTGAATGCTTGGCTTTGTAATGATCTAAATATTCCCCAAGCACGGTATGCTTCATTGGAGTTTTGTAAGGCTTTTTAAAATCTTTGCATAAATCATTGCCTTTTGCTCCGATTTTTTCAAAAACATAACCATATACATCGTTATCGTAAAATCTTCTTAAATTTTTTGAATCTTGTTCAACAAAGTGTCTACGATACTCATTTCTAAAATTAAAAAAGTTTGGATGTTTTGTGTTTACAGCAGAAAAACCAGTCTCAGGAACAAACCATCTACCAGGAGTTCCGTCTTTAGCTGACAAATATGTAACTCCCATGTGAGTGCTAAGAACATTGTCAGGTAAAACTGATTTTAACAAGTCTAAAGGAAGTTTTTTCTTTGTAATAACATCGGCGTCTAACCAAATAATTCGATCAGCATCGCTGTTAAACATTGCGTGTATAAAACTAAAAGATTTTTTAGCAAATTTTCTTTCTTGACCGCCTATACCTTTAGTATTTTGAAAAATTTCATATGCAGGGTCTAATTCTTTAAAGTCTATTTGTTTAATTCGGTTTATGTTTGGTAATTGAAACTCTTCGACATAGCAAGTCAGTGTTAATTCTTCTGGCCAATATGTTAACCAAGACTCTACAGAGTCTCTTCCGATGAGATTATAATAATATTCGTTGAAACTTGTTATAACTTCTATTTTCATACATACTTTCTCATATGAGACCAACATTCCCCGTTGGTAATTTCTTCAAAGTTCCAATGGAACATAGCCAACCGTTCTACCCATTTTTGTCTGTCTGGTAAATTAGGATTTTCAATGTCAGATAAATTCATATTTGAAATTTCTGCACACTGACTTTTTTCAGGATCGGTGACAAAAATAGGATATCCTTCAATTGCGGCTCCTACGGTTGGACTTGAATTATAATTTACCACAGCCCAGCAATTTTTTAAATCATGTTCTAGTGTTGTGCCTGGTTGTGATAACCTAATATTGTTATTTTTGTGACCAAGTTTTTTTATCAAGTTTTGAGGACTTAAATAATCTTTTGAGCCTTTGTCACCTGGATGTGCTCTTAATACAATTTCTCTATCAGTGTATTTTCTAATCTCTTTTAAGGTTGCTGCGGTCCATTCTACCACATCATATCCACCCATCGACCATCCGCCATTTCGTTGTAAACAAAATAAAATGTGATTTCCTGTAGTGCGATAGTCTTTTAAAGATAAATTTAAATTTTTAGAAAGAGTTATCCAACGTTGAGGATCAATTTCTTTATCGCAATACTCTCCTGTATTAGGAAATATTCCGTTAAAACTATATCTTAAATAATGTTTAGGATTTGTATTATCTTTATATAAAAATAAATTACTATCTGCCAATAAAACTTTTTTATTTGCATTAAGTTGATAATCAATGATTTTTCTTCTAAATTCTAAATGTGCAGTTCCTTTAGATCCTGCATGAACCCATCCTATGCTCATACCTACGTCAGCAGGAACAACTCGCATGTCGGTCACAAGTTCAACTTCGTCACCGTATTTTTGAACCCCAGTGGCATATAATTTTAAAATTTCTCCTTTTTCAACATTTTTGTTGTTAGGAGGAATACAAGCTAGGTATGCTGCAAATTTCATTTATTAGTATTTTTAATTAAAAGTTCTTTATTTAGAATACCAATGTGATGATGAAAATATTCATTCAACGGGCTGTACTTAATGGAAAATTCATTTTTTCGTTCATCGGCGCCATTGAGTTGCCACTTATCTGCTGTATCGCAATAAGAACCAATTCCATATTTTCCTATTAAAGACCCTAGCATATGATTATCGTATATTTGCCTTTGTTGATAAATTTGTCCATTATACCAACCAGTAGAATATTCTCTAATAAATGCCGGAAATGCTTCGTGTTTTGTATTAAACGCAACAATTCCAGTTTCTAAATCTAACCCCGTACCAGGAATTAATGTTGCACATACTCGAGCGCCGGGGCTCAGTAATTCTTTTGCTTTTGAGAAAGATAAGGGACGTTTAACAGAAATATCAGCGTCTAACCAAACTACAAGACCACCAAATTTTCTTGCTGCCCATACCTGTACACGACTCTTTTTCCAGAATCTATCTGCTTTAGTTCCTCCCATTGCTTCTTGAACCCAAGGGTCCTGTGTATTAGCAACATCTTTCCAGAACATAAAATTTTTACCAAATCCTAGATCTACAGGTTTGTCATCCCAAACAAAAACAACATCGCCCGGTAATGTATTTCTCCAAGATGCAAGTGTAATACTACCTACTTCGTTAAAATAATCTCTAGAAAGACTAGTAACAAACGTCAATGGAGGACGAGGCTTAGAACCAAATTCTAATCCCAACTCATTAGCATAATCAATTAAGTATTGATACCATACATTTTTATATAAACAATCCATGTAATGGGGGAACCAAGGTCCGCCCTCAGTCCAGTGGTATGCAACAGGCTTTCCGTCTTTTGTTTCATCATTCCATCCGACAAGAAAATTATATTTTGTTGAAACAGAACCAATCTCGTGATCCTGTAACCATTGGAACCTATGTAAAAATTGTCCTGTTTGAGAATTTACCACCTCTGGTGTTAATGCTCTGTTTGATGGATGCTCACAATTCCATAAAATCATCGAACTCCAGTTCTTTCTTGGATACTGGGCCTGTTGTTTGTTGTCCATCTTTACGGTATTTGTTGGTTGATGATTATGTTGAACAACCATTACAGCATATTTTGGATCTGCTTGAGCAAATAATTCTGATATGTTACCGTCCCAAACAAAATCACAATCGCAGAATAAAGCCCAACCTTTGTATTTTTGTAAAGATGGCACTAAAAATCTAGTAAATGTAAATTCGGTGCTTCCTAAAGAATCGACATCTCTTGTATATAGACCGTCTCGTCTTAATTGGTCCTGTTTTAAAGGCTTAACAATAGCATCAGGTGTATTTTTATAGATTGAAAATTCGCATACCTTATATGCAATATCTTCTCTAGAATCGTAACCGATATAAACAGGTAAAAAATCAAAATTCATTTAACATTCTCCAGGCTGCGCCATTTTTTAATTCATCAATGTGATATTGTCCGTAGGCTAAATGGCAAGCCCATGCATATACTTTATCTTTGTCGGGATAGTACGGAGTTTCGATTTGACTCAAATCTTGTGATGCAACAGGAGAAGCTGCATGTGTAGGTGCTAGCGTAAATGCAGGATATCCGTATAAAATTGCTTCGGTTGCTGAATTTGAATTATATGTAACTAACGCATGAACATCGTCATCAAGTGCTTCTTTTAACGTATTTGTAAGTACACGATCTGTTCTGCTTTTAACTCGTTGGCGTACAACAATTTCTCTATCTGTATATTGTTTAAGAGTATAGATAGTATCGTTGATCCATTCTTCTAAATCAATATTATAAAACTTACAAGGTTTTTCATCAGGGGCTGCAATAAGAATTTTTTTGCCGCCTTTTTTCCAATTGTGAATAGGAATTCCTAATTTTCTAAATCTATCGTCTGGCCTTTGAATTATAGTATTTCCGTGTTGTATATCGTTTTTAACAATCCTATGCCAATATTTCCAACCCATGGGATTTAATGCACTTTTTTGATTACCCATATATCCGGTATCCATAAAATAAAAATCTCTATTATCAAACCAACAACGTTGCATGATTTTTTTCTTAAGAATACCTCTAAGGACAATGGGGTCTCTGCTGTGCTCATATATAAAATCATCTGTGTTTATCACTCGACCATTAGCGCCAAGTGCAAACATGTTGATATATTCATCTTGTCCGTCTTTACTAAGAAAGATCCAATTGGTCATCTGTTTCATTGTCTTTCTATATCATCTTCAATGCATTGTTCACCGTATTGAATTTCAACAACTTTCACAGGAACATCAAACGGATTAGTAAGTTGATGCCACTCGTTAACTGGTACTTTGTACTCAACGTGCTTTCTTAAATGAACGCTAGGCATAGCGTAACCGCTGTTCATTAGTCTGTTTACTTCTGCTTCACCGTCGCTGACTATCCAGTATTCTGCTCTTAATTTATGTCGTTGCATACTTAATTTTTTTCCAGGATCAACGGTTAGTTCTTTTACTTTCATTCCTGGTACTTCGTGCAAGACACGATAATATCCCCACGGACGTTCGGTCTTTGGTGCTTTCCATTCTTGTAAAATCCATGAGCTAGAATTCATCTTATGTTCGCCGCCAACTCCAAATACAAATTCTAAATTATCGTCTTTAATATCCATTTCGGGAATATTAGCATTTGTTCTATCACCGCCGTTAGCAAATATAATTTTATCGTTGGGATAAATTTCACGAACTTTTCTAATAGCATCTTTAGCTGAACCGTCGTCGTCGTTAAAATTAATAACTCGAGATACATTTGTTAAAGCGCCTAATATGCTTGAACGTTCTTCCCAAGGCATAAATTCTTGACCTTTTTTTCTTCTTAACCATGCATCGGAATTTGCACCAACAACTAGAACATCACCTAATTTTTTAGCTTCATTAATATAAGCAATATGGCCAGAATGAATAGGATCAAATCCTCCAGTAACTAACACTATATTTTTCATTTTAGTCCTTTCAAAATAGTTTCTAGTAATAGTAAATCGTTGTCATTAACAAAATGATTGTTTCCAATATAAACACCAACATCGTGTAATATGTCGGCATTATGAGGGCTGTCTGTTTCAATATTATATTTTTTTAAAAATGGATGTTTTAATAAATTTCCACTTACTACAGGCCGATATTCGATGCCGTGTTTTTTAAATTCGTCTAATAGTGTTATATATGTTTCTTTACTTTTACAAATAAAAGGAAAACAGAAACTACTATTAGTTTCATCTTCTTTAGGAAAAAAGAATTTATCAGGATATTGTTTAATAATTTTTAAATATTTTTTAAAATTTTCTTTACGGATATGAATCATGCTATCCAATCTTTTTAGTTGTGACATACCTAAAATTGCAGGTAACTCATGATTTCTAAAATTATATCCGTCTGTCATAAACAGAAAACTAGGAGGCAAGTTTGGATATTCATCTTGATATTTTTTAAAATATTCGGGAGATCCTTCTCTAGCTAGACCGTGACTTCTTTTTAATCTCATCAATTCATATAATTCTTGATTGTTTGTGGAAATCATTCCTCCCTCAACGGTAGTCATGTGATGGCCGAAATAAAAGCTAAAAGTTGCCCCTAAAGAATCTGAACCTCTTTTTTTGTTATTAGGATCGCAAACACCGTGTGATTCGCAAATGTCTTCTAGTATGAGCGCATCTGGAAATATTTCTTTGTATTTTTCTATTTCAGCATCTAAGCCCAACAGATGTGTGACAAATATTATTTTAATGTCTTTATGTTTATTTTTTAATTTTTTTAACTTTTCAACATCGTAACTAAAAGTTGATAAATCAATATCTGCAAAGATTGGTTTAAATCCAGTTTGAATTACTGGGGCAACGTTTGTGACCCATGTACACGCAGGAACTAAAACTTTATCCCCGTCTTTAAAATTATATAACTCTTTAATAGCAGATAATAATAATAAATTTGCTGTGCTGCCAGACGAAACAAATAAAGAATATTTAGAACCTAACCATTCATTCCACTGAGCCTCAAATAATTTTACTTTTTCTCCGTTAGTGAATTTTTTTGAAGTTAAAATGAACTTGATCATTTTAAATTTGTCTGGCCAAGTAATTGTATCTTTCATTAAAGGCCATTTTAGTATTGGTGGTTTATTGATCATGGTAACAAATTGCCGTATGGTTTATATAAATTTCCGAGTAGCCGCGAAGATGAAATTCTTCGCAAATAATTGAAGTATCGCAATCAAATTTTTTAAATCTTTCATTAAACCAGCCGTACCGTGCACCGTCCTGAAATGGTTTTGCATCAAATAAGCATACTCCGTTACATGTTGAATAATATTTTCCAAAAGGAGTAATATCCCAATCTTTATGTAATTTTCCTCTGTCTTCGTCGGCGTGTCTTCGTGTAGCCCAAACATCATATAATTTTCCGTTTGTTCCTTTTGAAACCATTGATACAATATCAACTTTTGTTAAATTATATGTTTCTTGAAAATTTAAAATTTTTTCAACATCTTGTAGATCAAATCTCATATCGGATTCAATATCTAATATATGATCTACATTGTTAAGAAAATTTTTTGCTTCGATTGCTTTATTTCTTGCTGCTGCTAAATTTTTTACACGCTGTTCATCTTTAACAGAATGAAAAAATTCTGTTCCTATATTTTCGCAGATAATAGAAAAATCTTTAGCGAAGGACCAATCTAAATTATTCAATTTAATTTTGGTATCATCAGTTGAATCGTTTTCATACAAAGAAATATAAAAATTATAATTAGGAAAATGCTCAACTATTGATTTTATTTGAGAATAATATTGTTCTATTTTTTGACTAGAATTTCTAAAAATAGTGTATATCAAAATGTTTTTCATGAACTATTTATAAAATAAATATTTGGCATTTTAAGGATTAGAATATGTGGGTATTAGCAAGTCGCGGAAGACCAAAGAACCTAAAACGGTTTATTAAATGCTGGAAAGAAACTAAAGGATCAACTCCAGTTTATATTAGATTAGATGAATGCGATCCAGAAATTGAAAATTATAAAAAATTAAATTATCCAAAAGAATTTCATGTTGTAATAGAATCTCGAGCCAGGTTAGGACGGGCAATGAACGAGATGGTTGAAAGGTATCCAAACGAACCGTGGTATGGATTACTAGCAGACGATTTAATCCCACAAACTCAAAATTGGGATCAAAAACTTGTAATTGCTGCTTCTAATAATTTTATATCTCAATGTAATGATTTAACAAGAAAGCCACAAAACTGCTGTCATCCTTGTATAGGGGGAGATTTGATAAGAAAAATTGGATGGTTTGCTTTACCTGTATGCACCCATTATTGTGTTGAACTTCCTTGGAAAGAGCTTACTAAAAGAAATCCAGAAATTTTAAAATATCTTTCAGATGTAGTTGTTGAACATGCGCATTATCGATTTGACAAAGCTGAATTGGACAACACATACAAAGAGTTAAAAACTTTAAAACATCCTGACCACGAAATTTGGGATCAATGGAAATTACAACATCTTGACGAATTTTGTATCAAGGCGTTGAGCTAAAAAACAACTCAATATTTCTATCTTTATTATTGATGTTGTTAACTTGTTTTAATAATTCTAAATCAATTCCTAGACTAGACGCTTCTGTTTGAATAGCACTAATATCTTTTGGAAAGCATATGCCACCCCAACCAAATTTTCCATCTGGTCCGGGAACATTTAAATGTGTATAACCAATTCGATCATCATAAATGGTTAGATCTTTTAACGATTCAAAACTTACATTCTCTGCCTTTGCTAACTTATAAAATTCATTCATAAATGTTACCTTAGTGGCAAGGTACGCATTCATCATATACTTGTATAAGGCAGCAGACTTAATATCAGTAACTAAAAATTGCCTGTGGACTAGAGGAACACCTGATCGAATAACATCTCTAGCAGTAACACATAATTCTCCGTTACCGCCTAGAATAAAATATCTACTATTTTGATAATCGGCGCTAGCATTAGCCGCAGTTAAAAATTCTGGGCAATGAATTATTGAAGGATATTCTTTTAAAAGTTGATTGTATATGCTAGGAGTTGCTGTCGATTTGCATATTAACGGTATTTTTTCGCTAATGCCTGCATTATATAATTCTTTTAAAACCTGTTCAAGAATAGAGGCATCACAACTACCATTGTCTAAAGCTGGAGTTGGAACACAAATAAAGATTCCGTCGCAATCTAAGAATTTTTCATAGTCGGCACTATCTTCAAATTTTGGATCTCGAACTACTCTTTCATCATTACGATGTGCCCAATAAATTGCTTCTCCAACAAAACCTAGACCAATAATTCCTATTTTCATAGAGTAGCATCTTCCAGGCCAGCTGTTCTTAATTTAACAATGTTAGATAATTGCCATTGCTTGATGTCAAGACCTTTAATGATACCTAACCATTTGTTACGTAGCAAAGCAAAGTCATTGATAATTTTTTCAAAGTCTACAACGTCGGCTTCGCCCTCTACAAATTTTTCACAATCTCTAGAGGACAAAGCACGTTGATAGTTTTCAAGGTACTTACGAAAATGTTGACTTCGAAGTCTACGAAGTTCAATATTAAGATATTCGAGAATTGCTTCAATTTCTTGAAGCTGATTGAATCGATTTTCAACAATGCCGGGCATACTGGCAGCGGCCTTTTCAATATTTCCCGCTATGCGAGCATCATTCTTTGCTGCCAATAATTCAGCCTCATAGTATGCCACTGCATCAGGGATATTTGAGATGTCCTTTGAAACTCGATCATACCAATTCATTTAATCCTCATCTTCGTAATATTCATCTTCTTCTTCGATCTCTTCGCCATCAATAGCATATTCAATAGCTGTGTCTAAATATGGATCTACGCCTAGTAGACTATCTAAAACACTTTCTTTAATACCATAATCTAACAATGTGTTAACAAAGTCAGCGGCAACGTCTTTGCGTTGTTTTTCAGGAATATGCTCTACAACAATTGACCATAAATCTGCAATTAAATCTTCTTTCATTCTACGCTCTCCGGTTGGGATTCAATATTTGTAGTTATCTCAGAAACGGATTTTTCACCGTTTTTGATGATGTCGGACATAATTGCATCTAGCCCACCGTTTTCGTTTCTTTCCCAAGCCTTGCGGAATTGTTTGATAATTTCGCCATCGGCTGTTGTGTATACAAGGCTATTTCCTTCTTTCTTTAGAAGACCTTTTTCTTCTGCCAGATCTACCATTCCGCTATACGGATTCATACCTGTTTCATAAGGAATCTTTACCTGTACACTTTCAAAAGGTTTTGCATAACGTGTTTTCATAATCTTACAAGCTGCACGAATACCTTTAACTTCTGAAATCTTGTTGCCGTCTTCGTCTTCTTTCAACTTTAACTTACGCATAGCAACAACAATAGAGCTTGCGTAGATAAAACCTTGTCCTCCACTGATTTTGTCATCTGGATCAAACATATCTTGACTTGCGTATGTGTGGTTAGTAGCAACTAAACCAATGTTTAAACTACCAAACATATTAACACAATTACGAACAAGTGCTGTAAGTGCTTTAGGTTTACGGCCCATGTCGCCTTTTAAATCGCCTGCTTCGAACTGATTAACATCTGTAGGAGTTAACAACATACCTAGTGAATCAAGTACAAACAGAACCTTAGGACGGCTATCTTCAGGCATTGCTTTATATTCAGCAACAAATTCTGTAATAGTTTTTGCTACATCGTCAATCATTGCCATATTAAGTTTAAGCAACTTATCTTCGCTAGTATCAACACCAAGTGCTTTTAACCAATCTTCATCGAGAGCATTTTCTGTATCGATTAGGATTGGATAAATTCCTTGTGCCTGTGCTGCCTTAATAAGGTTACCTGAACAGATATATGATTTACCTGCGCCAGATTCACCGGCGAATACCGTAACTTTACCTAGCGGTACACCTTTATTAAAATCACCGCTAATCAAATAATTGAGAGCGTAGTTACCTGTTGAGATCCAATCAGTAGGATCATTAAAGCCAATTGACAAGCCTTCAATAGACTTTGTAATTGACTTTCTAAATTTAGAAATATCAAATGCTTTTGCCATATTATGTTCCCTGTAGTGGTAAGAGAGTGCGGGTATTGCCCACACTCTTTACTTTATTATTATTGACTTTGACGAGCGCGAATCTTGGCAAGAATGTCTTGCGCACGACTAGCACCTTCTGCTGCCGGAGCACTTGCTACAGGAGTAGACTGAGCTGCCGGAGCACTTGCTACAGGAGTAGGTTCTTCGTCAACTTCTTCAGCAGGAGCACTTGAGCGAGCTTTGTTAGGATCGCCTGTTGCAGCACCCATGCCTGCTGGTTTGAAGTATTGACCCCAACGGTCCATGTCATATGCTTCGCCATTAACTGATGCTTCAAACATTTCTTTCATAACCTTAAGCTCAACATCGGTTGGCTTCTTAGGCAAGAAGTCTGACAAGTTAAACAAACCATGGGTATCAACTGCGGATTTTTCTGCATCGGTTAGAGCACGTTCACGACGGCTCCACTTACTTGTAGAATAATCAGCAAAACCACCTTTGCTTGTTTTTGCGATACGGAAATCTACACCGCGGAGGTAATCAGTTGGTAGTTCTTCCAACTCTGGGTCCATTAGTGCTGAACGAATGATTTGATAGATTTGAGGACCGATGATGAATCTGCGAATTGGATTCTCTGGTGTTTTTTCTTCTTTGAGAGCATCTTCAACAACAAAGCCTTGGAAGATATATGAACGCTTTTTCCAATATTTACGACCCATATCCTCTAATGATTTGTCTTTAAACCAACCACGCACTTCTGAAAGGATTGGACATACGGAACCATCGTTATACATTTCAACACAGGGAACCTGTACTTGAACTTTACGTGAATCGGTTTCGCCTTTAATTCCTGCGAATTCCAATTTGATCATTGCACGTTCAACCCAGAAAAATGTGTTGTTAGAATTGCCATCTGGTAGGAAACGAACTACGGCTTCCTTGCCTTCTTGCATGTTCCAATGTGGGTAAATTGCGTTGTCGCCGCCGCTTGATGTTTGTCCTGTGGACTTTGATTGTGCTTCTTGAAGTTTAGCACGAATTTCTGCTAATGTTGCCATTTTATAGCCTCCTTATGCCTTTAATGTAAATGACTTTATGCCTATCGCATAACAACTATTATGCGCTTTTTATTTAGCAAGATCAAGTCCTTTCTAAAAATTTATTTCACCAAAAAAAATCCACTCTATGAGTGGATTTGGTGATAACGAATCATAGCCGCTGTTCTTGCTAAAAATAATTTCCACCGGATTTCTTCAGTAATTAAACCTTCAGGATCATCCGGTGTTGGGTCTGTTTGAATTCTTTGTAGATCTTTTCTTCGATAAGATGTAATGATATCGTCAACTTCAATAATGTTATCTTCGCTGTCATCTGCAAATAAAACAATTTTGTGAGGATTGCCTGTAAAAATTTTAGGTTTTTGTATTTTGATAGATCTTGCAAGGACCGGTCCTTTTTTGATCGCAATCTGAGCTGGTGACTCTATAGTTGTAGGTCTCCCAAAGAGTTCTTTCCCATTGAGACTCGTATTTGCCTGGCTTGTCCCAATTAAACTCATCGCAGCTAAGATTACTGCTAACCTTTTCATTTCTAGTCCTCATTAACATTATTGACAAGTCCTTGTAAGTGTTACACTACCGTCTGGATTGCGCACTTCAGTCCAAGGACTACATACTTGTTGTTGCGTATAAACGGGCGGTTGTTGAATAACCGCTGGCGGTTGTTGAACAACTACAGGACGAGTTGCGGCATATACCACAGCACCTCCAACTACAGCTGGAACTACCCAATTCCAACCTCTCCCATGATGCATATGGTGTCCGCCATGATAGCCATGATGTGGACCTGCTTGCGCACCAAAAGCA